CGCGGAGAGGCCAACCGCACCCACGGCGGCACCACCCGCGACGGCGCCGTGCAGGTCCTCGTCGTAGAGGGCGCCGGAGACACCTCCAGCAAGTGAGCGAACTCGCCCGCCTGCCCGGAGTCGGGCCTGCGTCACCGGATGCGGTGGCGCAGGCCCTCCTCGACGGCGTGGTGGGCTGGTTCGCCGACAACACCCCCGATGACTACCCGGCCCTCCCCGCACGCCGCTACGTGGCCGGAGGCGACCCGCGGGCCGTCGCCTGGGACGACACCGCCGGGCAGGTCACCGTCACCCTCGGCCGCATCCTCGTCGGCCTCGACTCGACCCGCTCCCAGCAGCCGGTGCGTGTCCCCCGCGCCTCCCCCGCCAACTCCGGCCGCTACACGCAGACCGCCTCCTTCGAGGTGCAGGTGGTGCGGTGCGCGCCCGCCCTCGCCCCCGCCGACGCGCTCCACGCCCACGGCCTCCTCGTCACCGCCGACGCGGGCTACCTCATCCGGGCCGTCCTCGCCGTCGCCAACTCCGGCGCCCTCACCCGCGCCCCCGTCGGCGAGGCCGGGGTGACCGTCGATGACCTGGTGACCCTCGGCCCGGACGGGGGGGCGGCCGCCGCCGCCGTGGGCCTCACCGTCCCCCTGCTGTGACCGTCCGCGCCGAACCCCGCTGCCTGCTGGCCGCGCCCGGCTGGTGGTGCTCCCGTCTCCGCGGCCACGAAGGGCCGTGCGCGCTCCGCCCGTCCTGGTGGAACCTGCCCGCCCTGTGGCGCCACTGGAGGTCCTGATGGTCAAGGGACGAGTAGCCAGTGATGGGAGCTACGTCTACATCGATCCCGACAAGCTGGCCGCCTACGTCCGCGACGGCGGAGGCCCCATCCTCCGCGACCTCGACCGCCGCGCCAGCCGCGTGCAGGCCGGAGCCCGCCGCCAGGTCGGCAAGGACACCCGCCGCCTCGAACGCAGCATCGTCAAACGGCAGGGCGTGGACGCCAAGGGCCCGTTCATCCTCGTCGTCTCCGAGGGCGTGCCCTACGGCTACTGGCATCACGAGGGCAACACCCGAGGCTGGCCTGGTAACCGCTTCCTGTCCGACAACCTGCACCTGGCCCGCGGATAGACGCAGCGAGGGCCCGCCTCCTGCCGGGAGCCCAGATGGGCGGCAGAAGGACGGGCCCTGCTGTCGGCGCGGAGGGCTACACCCGCCCGTGGGACTTACGGTGCGCTTGGGTCCCCGCCGGACACGGCACAGCGTAGACGCGCCGGAGCCCCGCCCTCCCCGCCGCAGCGTGTGGGAGATGCAGGGCCCCGGCCTTACCGTGACTCAAACGGTGGACGGCCAGCCTACCGGCACTGCTTGCAATTGCGCGCCGCCCACCGGGCGAAGTGGTTGTGCGGACACCTCGGCGCCGGTACCCGATGGTACCGGCCCTCCGTCCCCTCCACCGGCGCCAGCTCATCCAGCAGCGCGTACACCGCCGGGCAGGCCTTCGTGGCGAACCGGCCCACCTCATCCCGAGGCTGATCGAGGACGGTCACCGCTCCCACCTCCGCAGGCACACCCAGTGCATGCCGTACGTGACCCGGTCCCCGTCACCCAGCGGCAGCGGGCACCGCGGGCAGGCGGGCCGCTCGATGCGCCGCAGGCACGCCCGGAATACCTCGCCGCAGTCGCTCACGACTCCACCGCCCGGTGCACCCGCATGCCGTCCCGCCGGTCCTCGGAGCGGACCGCGAGACCCCGCCGCAGCAGGTCCGACAGCAGCCCCGACGCGGACCCCTCCGACCAGCCCCCCGCCTTCGCCAGGGAGGCGATGGTGAGGCCGTCCGGCGCCTGCCGCAGCAGCGCCGCCGCCCGCCGCCACTTCGGCCCGGTCACCGGCTCCGGCGCCCGGCGGCCCGTCCTCGCGGACAGCACCCGCCCGTCGGTGGCGATGATCGTGTCCGGCGCCGGATCGTGCTTCGCCAGCGCATCCGCGACCGCCGAGGCGCCCACCCCCAGCCGGTCGCGGATGACGCGGGTGGAGTCCCCCGCCTCCCGCATCGACCAGATGAGGGCTTCCCGCTCCGCGATGGCCGCCTTGGTGCCGGTCAGCCGCAGGTCCGCGAGGTCCCCGAACCACCGCAGGCACGCCTCATGCCACAGCGTGTCCGGGCCGAACGAGGTCAGGTGCGCCCCCGCCTCGCGGAGGACAGCGAGCCGCTGCAACGGCCGGACCAGCTCCGCGCGGATCGCCGCAACCTCGGCGTCAATCTCCGCCTGGCTCATCGGCCGGGCCGCGCCGATCGCGCCCCGCACCACCGCGAGGTCGTACACGACGGCGGTCATCGGACGGCCGGGCAGGCGAGGTGGGTGGCGCGCTCGTCAGTGGTGACGTAGGCGCCCTGACCGTTGACGATGGGGTCCGGGCATACCTCGCAGATGCGGGGTGTCGGGTGGACGTTGGTGATGCGGGCGGCAATGCGTCGGCTGCGGGCCATGGTGATCTCCTTCGGTGGCGTGGGATCGTGCGCGCTCATTATGCACACACCTAACGGGGGGATGTCTAGACGGCGCGCCACTCGCGGCGCAGCTCCGCGTTGACGACCGCGGCGGCCCGACCGGCGGAGCCGTGCTCCGCGATCAGCTCCGTGGCGTGACCCACCGGCACGAGGACGATCAGGGTGCCGTCGTCCTCGCCGAGGTCCTCGCCGTCGATGGTCAGGAACGCCGCGAGGCGCGGCTGGTAGATGGCCGGGCCCGCCAGGCCGTCGGCCACGTCCAGGACGACGGTGCCGAGGAGGCGGGTGGCGGCCGCGGAGAGGGCGGCAGCGGTAACGCGGGGGGCGGTAGTCGTGGTCATGTCCCTACCATCGGCCGAAACTGTCCCCCCCTTTAGCCGGGCACGCGGGGGCACCCCCCGAAAGGGTGAACCGCTCCGACCAGAGCGCTCCCCCCTACCCCCCGCAACTCACCCCCCGGCATGGTTACGCTGACCGCCGTGACGACCCCCGAGACCTCCGCACCCCCCGCGCCGCCGACGCCGCCGCTGCCCGCCTACCCGCCGGTCACCGGCCGGACCGCGCCCGCCCCCCTCGACCCGCCGCAGCCGCTGCCCGACGGGGTGCCGGTGTTCGGCAAGGTGGACGACCGGGTCGCCGTCCCCACCAAGCAGTTCGGGCTGGAGGTGCGCTACCGGCACCGCGGCAAGAAGGTCACCGAGCAGGTGCCGTTCACCGTCTACACCAAGCTCGACGCCGGAGGCATCCTCCGTCTCATGCAGGCCCAGACCGAGATGGAGCAGGCCAACGCCACCGCGTTCGTCCTCGCGACCTCCCTGCTGGATGACGACGGTGTCCCCACCGACTGGTCCCCGCCCGGCATCGACGAGCCCGCCCTGGAGGACGAGGGCGACCTGGACTCCCGCGCCCTCCGCGGCGAACCCACCGAGGTCGATCCGGAGGGCCCCCTGCTGTACGAGCGGTGGGACGGCGAACTGGTCCCCTACGACGACCTCGGCTACGACGAGTTCCGGGACGGCTCCTCCCGCCGACGCTTCGCGTTCATCATGTCCAGCACCTACTACCGGGTGGAGCTGGACGCCCTCATCGACACCTCCAAGTGGCTGATCGAACAGTCCGGGGGACGCCCTACGGGGCGGCCCGCGTCCTCTGGGCGTGGGCCGCAGTCAACGCCCCGTGGGTCCGGTCGCAAGCGCTGACCCGCCTCCACTGCACCGACCTCACCGCGCTCCCCGCAACTGCCCTGTGGGATCTGATCTACTGCCTGGTGGTGGAGGACACCAAGGAGGCCCGAGACCATCGGGAGAAGGTGGACGCAGCGCTCGACTCGCAGTCCACCGGCAAACCCGACCGGGCCACCTGGGGCAAGCTGCCAGCCCACCAGCGGGCCATGAAGAACGCGCCGATGTGAGGAGGCCGCCGGGTGGCTGTCGTCGTCGGTGACGCCGCCGTCCGCGTCCGCCCCGACACCGACAAGTTCGAGGACGACGCCGAGGGCGGCATCGTCGGCGCGATGAGCAAACTCGGCGGCAAGGGCGCCGCCGCCATGGGGGCCGCCATCGGTGGGGCCCTCGCCATCGGCGAAGGCTTCTCCCAGGCCCTCGAACGGGGCGCCCTGTCCGACCGGCTCGCCGCCTCCCTCGGCCTCACCGAAGGCAAATCCGCCGAGGTCGGCAAGGTCGCCGGGAACCTGTTCGCCAACGCCTACGGCGACAGCATGGAGACCGTCAACGCCGCCGTCGGCGCCGTCATGACCTCCATCGATGGCATGGCCACCGCCTCCTCCGCGGACCTGGAGGCGCTGACCGGCACCGCCCTCAACTTCGCCACCACCTTCGACGTGGACGTGAACCGGGCCACGCAGATCGCCGGGCAGCTCATGCGCACCGGCCTCGCCAAGGATGGCACCGAGGCGTTCGACCTGCTCACCGCCGCCTCCCAGAAGGTGCCCGCCGCCCTCCGCGAGGACGTGCTGGACGCCGCCGACGAGTACGGCACCTTCTTCGCGTCCCTCGGCTACTCCGGCTCCGAGGCGTTCGGCACCCTCGTCAAGGGCGCCGAGCAGGGCATGTACGGCATCGACAAGGCCGGGGACGCGATCAAAGAATTCACCATCCGCGCCACCGACATGTCCGCCAGCTCCACCGCCGCCTACGACTCCATCGGCCTCGACGCGCAGACGATGGCCAACCGCATCCTCGCCGGAGGAGACACCGCCAAGGGCGCCACCCAGAAGATCATCGACGGCCTCCTCAAGATCAAGGACCCCGCCACCCAGGCCAACACCGCCATCGCCCTGTTCGGCACCCCCCTGGAGGACATCGGCACCGCGAAGGTGCCCGAGTTCCTCAAGTCACTGTCCGCCGCCGGGGGAGGGCTGGGGGACGTGTCCGGCGCCGCCGACCGCATGGGGCAGACCCTCAACGACAACGCCTCCACCAACATGACCCAGTTCATGCGCACCGCGCAGTCCCTCGCCGTGGACTTCCTCGGCGGCCAGGTCATCCCCAAGGTGCAGGAGGTGTCCGGCTGGCTCAACGACCACTTCGGCCCGGCCGTCTCCTACGTGGCGGGGATCATCACCGACGACATCATCCCCGCCGTCAAGGACTTCACCGGCTGGGTGGACGACAACTCCACCACCATCAGCGTCATCGCCGCCGTCATCGCCGCCGTCTTCATCCCCCACCTGCTGGCGCTCGCCGCGCAGGCCGTCCTCACCGGCGCCACCACCGCCGCCATGTGGGTCGCCTCCAAGGTGGGCGCCATCCAGGCCGCCGCCGTCCACTCCGCGCAGATCGCCGGAATGATCGTCCGCTGGATCGCCCTCGGCGCGCAGGCCGTCGCCTCCGCCGCCGTCGTCGTCGCCCAATGGGTGTGGATGGGGATTCAGGCCGCCGCCTCCGCCGCCCGCACCGCCGCCGCCTGGGTGGCCGCGCAGATCCGCACCGTCATCTCCCTCGCCGTCATGGCCGCCGGGTTCGTCGCGCAGGGCGCCGTCATGGTCGCCTCCGTCGCCGCCACCGTCGCCGGAGTCGTCGCCGGATGGGTGCTGATGGCCGCGCAGTCCCTCATCCAGGCCGCCCGCATGGCCGCCGCCTGGTTCATCGCCCTCGGCCCGATCGGCTGGATCATTGCCGCCGTCATCGGCCTCGTCGCCCTGATCATCGCCAACTGGGAGACCGTCAAAGGCTGGACGATCGCCGCCTTCACCGCCATCTGGGGCTTCATCCAAGGCGTCTGGGAGTGGATCAAGGGCGCCATCTCCGCCGCCCTCGGCTTCATCGGGGACGCCATCAAGTGGTACCTGAACATGTGGTGGACGGTCATCTCCACCGTGTTCAACGCCGTCGTCACCGTCGTCACCACCGTCTGGAACACGATCGGCAACGCCATCCGCGGAGCCCTCGACTGGATCTGGGGCATCATCACCGGCGCCTTCAACAAGATCAAAGACTTCGTGGGCTCCGTGTTCTCCGGCATCGCCTCCACCGTCGGCGCCGTCTGGGACGGCATCGGCGCCGCCATCAAAACCGCGATCAACGGGATCATCGGCACCATCAACAAGTTCGTCATCGGCGGGGTCAACGTCCTCATCGACGGCGTCAACCTGGTCAATCCGTTCTCCGACGTGCCGCACATCCCCTCCATCCCCAAACTGCACTCCGGCGGCATCTTCGACTCCGGGCAGGGGGAGGGCCTGGCGCTGCTCCGCGACCAGGAGCGGGTCATCACCCCACAGCAGCGGCTCATCGCCGACCGGCTGCTGGGTGACCTGCTGTCCGGCACCATCGCCGCCGGGACAGCGATGGACGCCGCAACCGGCGGAGGGCTCACCGTGCACAACGAGATCACGCAGCAGCCGGGCGAGTCCGGCGCCGTCCTCGCCGCCCGCGTCACTCAGGACACCGTGTGGCGGCTCAACGCGGGCATCACCCGCCGCATCGGCGCCACCGGAGCCCTCGCATGAGCGTCCTCGCCGCCGACGACCGCGCCTACCTGACCGCCGGGCGCCGCACCCGCTACGCCCTCGGCCTCCCCGAGGCGCCGCTGATCGTCCTCAACGACGCCGACACCTACGGCTGCATGTGGGCGTGCGACGTGCCGGACGGCTGGGATTCCCCCGAGGTGACCACCCCCTCCGACCGGCGGCAGGGCGGTCACGGCTCCTACCTCGGGGAGTCCACCTACGAGGAGCGTGTCCTGGCCTTCGAGGGCACCGTCACCGCCCCGACACCCGCCGCCCTGGACGACGCCTACCGGAGGCTCCTGCGGGCCCTCCTGGGGCAACTCAGCAGCTTCCTGCGGTACACGCACCTGGACGAGACACCGGCCGCGATGGGGCTGTGGGTGCGGCCCACCGGCAAACCCCGCTGGCGGGTCCTCGATGATCGGGTGGCGGACTTCTCGTTCACCCTCGTCGCCGAGGACCCCATCAAAACCGGCTCCGCCGCCGTCTACGGGCCCGTCCGCCTCCCCACCGTCGGGGGGGAGGGCGGCTACCCGATGGGCGCCAGCGGCGCCGTCATGCCGTGGACCTCAGCCGGTGGCACCATCGCCGTCACCGTCGTCACCGTCCCCAACGCCGGGGACGAGGACTCCCACGCCATCTACACCGTCACCGGGCCCGTCCCCCGCCCCCGCATCCAACTGGGGCGCGGCCCCTACGTGGCCCTCAACACCGACCTCGGAGCCCTCGACGTGTGGGTGGTGGACACCGCCGCCGGAACATCCACCGTCAACGGCGTCAACCGCTACGACGCCTGGGGCGCCGGATCCACCTTCCCCCTCATCCCCGCCGGAGGCGACGAGGTGCGCCTGCGGTCCGCAACCGGCGGCACCGACCAGGCCGCTGGCCTGACCGTGACCACCGCCCCCTCCTGGAAGTGAGCGCCCCGTGGCTGTCCTGAGTCCCCCGTACGCCCTCGGCGCCGCCGGTCAGGTGCTGTCCGGCCGCCTCCTCCGGCAGAACATCGGCGCGATGGCGATGCCCCTCGGCGCCGGGATCACCACCCGCTCCGGCTGCATCGTCGGGCCCACCGGCCAGAACGGCGAGGTGACGCTGCCGACCCCGACAACCTGCACCGTGCAGCCGTTCCGCGCTGTCGTGCAGAACACGCAGGACCTCACCGCGGGCCCCGCCCTCGTCACCAACGACGCCGCCGTCACCCTCGCCGTCACCGCGCAGCACGCCACCCAGTTCCGCAAATCCCTGGTGCTCATCGAGGTCAACGACTCGCAGACCGCCGGGGTCGGATCCTCCGGCACCACCGACCGGGCCCGCCTGTACCCGCTGGACGGTGCCCTCGCCGCCACCTCCGGCGCCGCCGCCCTGCCTGCGCTGCCCGCCAACTCCCTCGCCCTCGGCGAGATCCTCATCCCCCCCACCGGGCAGACCGTCACCCTCACCCCGTACAACCCGCGGACAGTCATCCGTGGAGAGGTCTACCCCGTCACCGACGAGGCCGCCCGGCTCGCCATCCCCTCCGCGGACCGCTACCCCGGCCTGGAGGTCCTCGCCCTCTCCACCGGCCGCGTGTGGCTGTGGAACGGCACCAAATGGCTGTTCAGCACCGGGCCGATCCCCACCTGCGTCGTCCGCCGGACAACCACGACTGGCGGGATCGTCGGGCAGGTGTGGACCCCGACCATCTGGGAGCTGATGATCACCGCGGACACGACTGACACGAGCATGTGGTCCGCGGCGCAGCCCACCCGCATGATCGCCCCCATTGACGGCATCTACCACTGCTCGGGGATCGGTTCGATCGCACAGGGTCACGGAAACCTCGACATGTTCACCGCGTTCCGCAAGGGCAGCGACGGTCTCTCGCGGCGCAGCAACTCCCTGGGGCACATCACCAACCAGGCCGCCGAGGTGCAGTCGGACACCACCATGAAGCTCGCCGCCGGAGACTACGTGGAGTTCCTGCTCTACATCTCCGTCGCCGGAACGCTGAACTTCATCGCGGCCGGTGTCGAGATCACCCCCCGCTTCGAGATGACGTGGATCGGTAACTCCTGACCCTGCCCCTCAACCCCCCGATAGGCTGCCCGCCATGGCTCAGCGCAAGCAGGACGACCTCACCGCCGACGACCGGCGGGTGGAGTACACCGACAACGGCCCCAAGCCCGGTGACCCGGACGACGTTGAGCCGATCGAGCAGGACCCCGCCTGGCTGCCGCCGGGCACGCAGACCGCCGCCGAGGAGACGAAGTGACCGCCACCCCCGGAGCTGTCCTCGACGTGGCCCGCTCCCAACTCGGCACCGTTGAGGACAGCGACGGCAACACCCCGTACGGCGCCGCCTACGGCATGAACGGCGTCGCCTGGTGCGCCGAGTTCCAGTGGTGGGTGTTCCGGGAGGCCGGGGCGTCCGACCTCATCCCCAAGACCGCCTACACCCCCACCTTCTACAACTGGTTCGTACAGAAAGGGCAGGCCAGCCGCCAGCCCCGCGTCGGCTCCCTCGTCTTCTACGACTGGCCGGACAGCGTGCCCCGCATCCAGCACGTCGGCATCGTGGAGGCCGTCAACGAGGACGGCACCCTCACCACCATCGAAGGCAACACCACCTCCGGCACGGGCGGCAACCAGTCCGACGGGGGAGGCGTGTGGCGGCGCCGCCGCTCCCAGACATCCGTCGTCGGCTACGGGCATCCCGCCTACGCCGCCGTCACCGAAGCCCCCCACGCCCCCCCGGCCGCAGGCTTCGACCCCAACAGCCTCCGCACCCTCACCTACGGCATGCGGAACGACGCCGGGGTGAGAGCCCTCCAAGGCTTCCTCAACCGCTACAACTGGGTGCCCGCCCTCCCCCTCCTCCCCGCCACCGGCAACTACCTCAACCAGACCCGTGACGTGGTCAAGGCCGCCCAGAAGCAGTGCGGCATCACCGGCGCCGACGCCAACGGGGAGACCGTCGGCCCCCGCACCAAGGCCGCGTTCGGCGCCCGCGGCGCCCGCTGGTGACCTCGCTGCTGACCGCACCGGCCGGGCTGCTGGCACGCGCCGACCCCCGGCTGGTGCGCTGGCGCTACCACTTCACCGACTTCCGCTCCGGCCGTCTCCTCGCCACCCTGCCGATGACCGACACCACGTTCGATACGGTGCTGTCCGGCGCCTCCTCCGCCTCCGGCACCGTCCCCCTCGCCTCCGAGGCCGTCCGCCGCCGAGACCCGTTCGGCTCCACCGTCCCCCGCCGCTCCTGCCTGTGGGCGGAACGGCAGGAACGGGACCCCGCCACCCGCACCGTCATCGACACCCGCATCATGTGGGGAGGCGTCATCATGGGCCGCGCCCGGCAGCACGCCGCCCGCACCATGAAGCTGACCGCCGTGTCCTGGGAGTCCTACCTGCAACGGCGGCTGTCCGGCGACTCCACCTGGGCCGCCGCCGACAAGTTCCTGATCATGCGGTGGCTCGTCTCCGAGGGTTTCATGCAGCCCACCTCCACCGGCCTGTACCCGTCGATGAGCCCGCACACCGCCGGGCTGGACTACGCCCTCGCGGGCGCCCTCCCCTCGCCGCCGTGGAACACGTCCGGTGTCGTCGCCGACCGCACCTACCTCGCCGCCGACCTCAAACCGGTCCTGGAGAACTGCCTGGAGCTGTCCCGCTCCGGCGCCGGATTCGACTGGCGGCTCGTCCCCGAGTGGGGCACCCCCGGAGACCTCACCACCCTCCGTGTCCGCCTCGACATGGGCTACCCGCGGCTGGGCCGGACCGCGCCCGCCGACCTGCGCTGGTCCACCGAACGCGCCGACATGCGGTCCCGCTGGGGCTACGTCGATGACCTGACGATCGCCGAGGACGGTGGGGGCGTCCACAACCGGGTGACCGCCCTCGGGGAGGGCACCGGCCCCAACCAGCTCCGCGCTGTCGTGGATTCCTCCACCACCACCCGCGACGAGAGCGCCGCCGGGTATCCCGTCTACGAGGCGTCGCTGGGCTCCTCCACTCAGGATCTCCGCACCCAGGACTCCGTCACCGGTCACGCCCGCGGCGCCCTCCTCGCGCAGCTCTCCTCCGAGACGAAGGTGTCCGGCATCAAGGTCCGCGGCGACCTCGCCCCCACCGTGTTCATGTACGACGTGGGCGACGACGCCACCCTGCGCATCGGGGAGACCACCACCGGGCAGACCACCCAGATCATCGGGCAGATCGTCGGCCGATCCATCTCCCCCCCGGAGCAGGACACCACCGAGCAGGTCACCCTCGACATTCAGGGTTCGGTGACGTGATGGCGCAAACCCTGGACGACACCCTGGAGGCGCGCCTCGGCGAGCTGGAGACCGGGCTGCGGGCCCTGCGCACCGCCAACCCGTTCGGTCAGATCACCGCCGTCGACCTGGCGCTGGTGGAGCTGTGGGGGACGCCGAGCACCGTCGGCAGCGTCGGCTGGGTGTCCGGCACCCCCCTCGTCTCCCTGTACGTCGCCTCCGGCCGCCTCCGCGTGGACGTGGCCGCCTCCCAGGTCGCCTCCGGCAACAAGTGCTCCGTGTACACCTCGTACGCCGTCCTCGGCCCCGCCGCCACCGCCGCCCTGTCGCTGACCGCCGCGCAGGTCGTCGCCCCCGCCTACGACCGCTCCTACGAGGTGCAGCACTCCGGCACCGGCCAGGACGCCCGCGGCGCCGCCTCCACCTTCGGCCTGCACACCGGCCTCGCCCCCGGCTGGTACACCGTCGCCGCCCGCTACGCCCTCACCTACTCGTCCACCGCTGTCGCCCCCTATGGGGGCATCACCAACCGGCGGCTGTCCGCCATGCCGTACTGAGTCAGGTGACCGGCTCGTAGCCGCCCTCCGGGGTGAGGAACACCCACCGCCGCCCGCGCAGCAGCAGCGGCACCGCCCCCGGATCAGGCTCACTCGGGGACAGCAGGTAGCCGCGCGGCCCGGACCATGCGGGGTCGCCGTGGACGGAGCGACCGTCCTCGCCGTCGATGATCAGGCCGGGCGCCCCGAAGTTGTGGACCCGCGCCAGCAACGCGATCACGTTCGGCAGGCTGTCCTGATCGGGTCGTCGGGTGCCTCCCATGCCGCCCGGCCGCCGGTGGTGGAGCTGCCACAGGTCGCCGTCCACCTCGCCGAGGAGAGCCCCGGTGATCGCGCACCGACCGTCCTCCCGCTGCCACGCGGCCCGCCGCAACTCGCGCATCCCCAACGCTGTCCCCCTCGGTTCCTATCGTGCATAATCGGGGGGACAGTTGTACCACGCCGAGGAGGACACCATGACCGCACCACCCGTCGCGAAGCGCCCCGCCGGACGCCCCCCGAAGATCAAGAACCGGGCCCGCTGGGGTCTGTACGTCAACGCCGAGCACCGCCGCAAGGGGGAGGAGCGGGCCGCCCGCAAGGACCACGGTGACTACACCGACGTGCTGCGCTCCCTCATGGCCGCCTACGCCGCGGGCAAGCTGGACGCCTACGCCGCCACCCCGCCGGAGGACTGACGGTGCCTTACCGGACCACAACCTGCGGGAGCTGTCCGGCGCCGATCATCTGGGCCCGCACCCCCGCCGGGAAGCGCATGCCGGTGGACGCGGAGCCGACACCGGACGGCAACGTCACCCTCGTCCCCCCGCTGGAGTCCTACGACTCCCCGCTGGCCGTCGTCTCCTCGGAGCGCGACCCCAGCTCCACCCGCTACACCTCGCACTTCGCCACCTGCCCGAACGCCGACTCCCACCGTAGGAGCCACTGATGCCTGGCCAACGCACCAACACCAAGACCGATCCCTCCCCCGCCGGGGAGCCCGCCCCCGTTCCCATCGAGGAGGTCCCGCCGACAGCCCCGCCCGCCCCGGCGCCGGAGCCCGCGCCGGAGGAACCGCACACTTCCCGCCGCATCGGCTTCTTCGGCCAGGAGTTCCCCCTGTCCGTCGGCGAGGCCATCGCAGAGGTGACCCGCCGCATCGGCGCCATCGAGAAGACGGGCCGATCCACGGAGGGCTACCGCTTCCGCGGCATAGATCAGGCCCTCGCCGCCCTCCACCCCATCCTGGGTGACGTGGGTCTGGTGATCGTGCCCGGTCAGGTGGTCCGGGAGCAGTGGGAAACCCGGGCCACCGCCAAGGGCGGCACCCTCAACGTGGCCCGACTCCTCGTCGGCTACACATTCATGGGCCCGGACGGCTCCACCCTGCCCGCCGCCGCGTGGGGGGAGGGTGCCGACTCCGGCGATAAAGCCACCCAGAAGGCGCACAGCCAGTCCTACAAGACCCTCGTGTTCCAGGCGTTCACCATTCCCACCGAGCAGTCCGCGGACGACGAGGCCGACGCCACCAACGAGGCCGCCCGCCCGTTCACCGCGGAGGAGGTCACCCGCGCCATCACCGCCGCGCAGGCCGCTGACGGCTGCACGGGTGTGGACGCCCTCGCCGGGGTGCGCCGCCGCGCCCTGGAACTGCTCACCGTCCCCGTGCCCCTGGAGGACGGCTCCGTGGTTCCGCTGTCCGTGCTGTTCGACCAGCGCCGCGCCGCCCTGGAGGGCCAGGCCGGGGGTGAGCCCGCGTGACCGTCATCGACGAGACGGGCGCCGAGGTGTCCCCGCCCGAGGAGGAGGACAGCGGCTGCCCGCACCCGGCCGGAGCCCGGCGCCTCGCGGAGGTGGTGGGCGGCCGCGTCCAGGTGTGCACCGCCTGCGGGGAGGAGGTCCCCGCCGCCGCCCACCAGGCCATCGTCCCGAAGGACCGGCCGGGCACCACCGACCCCACCCAGCGGGAGGGCGATGAGCGTTCCGTCGGCGGCCTCCGGCACGTCACCTGGGACCCGACCAACCCGGCCTCCTCCCGCCCGTACACCCCGGAGGAGGTGGAGCTGGAACTGGTGGACACCCTCGACCGGATCGAACGCGGCGCCGGGTTCCTCACCACAAAGGAGGAGGCCCGCTCCGCCGCCAAGGTCCGCTACGAGCTGGACTTCGCCCGCGCCCGCTTCACCTCGGAGCGGCGCACCGTCGGCGAACGGGAGGACGACGCCCTGCTGGCCTGCCGCGACGAGTACGAAGAATGGCAATTATTGGAGATGACGTGCCGGACAGCGAAAGAGGGGCTGCATAACCTCCGCACCAAGGCCAACGTCCTCCAGTCCGTCCTGTCCTCCATCCGCGAGGCCATGCGGGGGGGCGGTGGCTTCGGGTGATCGCCGACCTATGGGGCGAATCCACCGCCCCCCTCGTCGGGGAGCTGACCATGCCGGACGGCTCCCGCTGGCTCGTCGTCCAGCGGGAGCTGTCCTCCGCGGACCGCTACTCCGACCTGGCGGCCGCGGAGGTCGTCACGATCACGCACACCCTCGTCAAGGCGGGCAGCCGCCACGACCCCCGCGTCCGCCCCCTCCCCGAGGTGGGTGGCGGATGAGGACCTGCGCCGACCTCGCCTGTCCCTGCCACGCGGCACCGCCGTCCGTCTCCGCTGTCGCCCTCCACGCGGCCGCGGAGGCGGAGCGGCTACGGGCCTCCGAGCCGGAGCTGTTCCCCCTCGCCCGGCAGTGGTCGCTCTACACCGGAGAGCCGCTGGCGGCCTCCCTCGCCCGCTGGCGCGCCGTCCGCGACTCCTTCCAGGCCGTCATGCGGCAGATGGCGGAAGCCATCAACGGCACCCTCCCGCACATGGAGCGGCTACGCGCCGCCCTCCGCGACGCCGGACAGCTCCGCGAGGAGCCACCGGCCGACCCCCGCGCCCGTGCCCTGTGGGCGCGGGGCAACCGATCCACCGGGCCTCCCCGCCCGGCGGCCGGGCGGACACGCCGCCCGCGCACCCACCCCGGCACCACCGACCGAAAAGGAGCCTGACATGGCAGGCGAGACAACGATTTGCGTCGTCGGAAATCTGACCGCCGACCCTGAGCTGCGCTTCACCCCGTCCGGGGCGGCCGTCGCCAACTTCACCGTCGCGAGCACCCCCCGCACGTTCGACAAGCAGAGCCAGGAGTGGCGGGACGGGGACGCCCTGTTCCTCCGGTGCAGTGTGTGGCGGGACGCCGCCGAGCACGTCGCGGAGTCCCTGACGAAGGGCAGCCGGGTCATCGTCCAGGGCCGCCTCAAGCAGCGCTCCTATGAGACGAAGGAAGGGGAGAAGCGCACCGTCGTGGAGCTGGACGTGGAGGAGGTCGGCCCGTCCTTGAAGTTCGCGGATGCCAAGGTTATGCGCGCCGCCCGCCGGGACTCCGCCCCGGCGCAGCGGTCCGGCGGACTGGATGACCCGTGGGGGTCGTCCATGGCGGGTGCCGCCTCGGAGGAGCCTCCGTTCTGACGCATGCACACTGAGTGATGGCCCGGCTCTCCTTCCCTGGGAGCCGGGCCATCACTCGCTCGGGGGACGACGCGCGGCGCGCCGGATAGACACAACAGGGTTAGGTGTGTGCATAATACGGGGGACAGGCCCCCTCCACGCCAAGGAGCACACCATGAACGCCACCACCCCCCGCTGGACCGTCACCACCGACTCCTGGTCCCTCGCCCGGATGCGGGAGGCGCAGGCCTTCCGCCGCGCCAACCCCGGTGTCACCGTCGAAGAGCAGGCCACCGACATCTACCTGGACGCCTACCTGGCCGCCTGCGAGGACGCCGCCGCCGAGGTCGGCACCACCACCGAGCGCGCCACCGCCGACGAGGCGCCCGCGCTCCGCGGCACCGGCTCCGGCAACAGCACCGGCGGCAACCGCAACGCCCCCACCGACGGGCAGATCCGCTTCCTCGCCTCCCTTGCCCGCGACCTCGGCTACGAGCTGCAGACCCCCCGCGACAAGTCGCACGCCTCCCTCATCATCGACGGCGCCAAGAAGGCCCTCGACAAGGCCCGCCGCGAGGGCACCGCCGCCGTCCGCCCGGAGCGCAAGGCCACCGAGGGCCAGATCAGCTACCTGACGGACCTCCTCGCCACCCGCGTCGCCCCCGAGGGCTCCGACTACGCCCTGATCGACCCGGCCACCCTGTCCTTCGCGGACGCCTCCCTCGCCATCGACGTGCTGTCTAAGCGCCCCCGCGCCACCGCCGCCACCTCCGCCCACGGCATCCGCGAGGGCCGCTACGCTTTTCAGCCGGAGGACGCGCAGGCCATGTTCCTGCGGGTCAGCCGGACGGGTCGCGTCTACTCGCAGGCCGGGCCCTCCGAGCACCCCTACCGCGGCACCGACACCGACGCCCTGCGCTGGATCGCCGCCAACCCCCGCGAGGCCGCCGCCCTCTACGGTCAGCTCATTGGCTGCTGCGGGCGGTGCGGCCGGGAGTTGACTGATGAGACCTCACGGTCCGCGGGCCTGGGCCCGGATTGCGCCAAGAAGGCCGACTGGTGAGCTGACCCGCCGGACACAGTGCCCCCCGCCGAGACAGGCGGGGGGCACTGTCGGTTCTAGGCTGGGCCCCCCGCAAGCTAGCTCCCGCGCTAGTGTGCGTGCATAATCGGGGGGACAGCCCGCCCACGCCGAAGGAGACCCATGACCACCCGCCCGCTCCTCCCCCTCGCCCCCCCGGTGGGCTGCCACGTCTGCCGCACCGGCTGTATCTGCCCCGCCGACCGTCTCGGCTGCGGCCACTACGGCTGCCGCGGACGCGCCCCCCTGTCCTGCCCGATCGCTCTCGCCTCGCAGATCGAGTACGAGCAGCGGCTGGCCGCCACCCGCCGTCAGCGGGCTGTCCTCGCCGCCCGCCGGGCCGCCTGGCGTGACGGCGCCCTCCTCGCCAACCTCCTGCCGTGACACCGCTCCGAGGTCCGGCGGAGCTGCTGCGCACCCTGCCCCAGGTCCTCGGCCGCAGGCCGGTCACCGCCGAAACCATCCTGCTCGGCTGGAACGACGAGGACCGCGCGCATGCCGTCGCTGTCGCCCTCCCCCCGGACCTGTGGCCCGCCGATCACGTCAACGCCATCGCCCGCCTGTGGGAGGACGGGGCCACCCGCTGCGCCCTCGTCGTCTACACCGGGGAGCCGCACCCCACCAGCCCGGAGCTGTCTGCCTGGCTGCGGTGGATGGTGGCCGCTGCTGTCCGCTACGACCTCACCGTGCACGACGCCCTGATCGTGTCCCGAACCCCCAGCGGCACCACTTGGCGCTCGCTGGACTGCACCAACCCCTCCTGCTGTCCGCCGGAGGGCAACACCCTGATTGAGGAGCCATCCACGCCATGACCGAGACAACCCCCCGCACCGCCGAGCAGAACGCCGCCGAGGGCCGCTACCCCGAATTCATGACCGCCGACTGCCGTGGCTGCACCGCCGTTGGCGGCCACTACCCGGAGTGCCCTCGCTACGCCGCCAACCTGCCCGCTGTCCCCCTGGGCCGCATCGACCTCGGATCGTTCGTGCTGGAGGTAGACGACATGCGGCGCCTGGCGCCCGTCGTCCGTGACCGGCTGGTGGAGGAGCTGCGGGCCTCCGCCGCAGCGTTCCGCAAGGCCCGAGGCACGGTCGTCGTGCCGGAAGATGTTTTCGAGCTGGTGCGCCGGGTCACCGCTGCGCAGGAGGTCCTGACCCAGTGGGCGCAGGCGTTCACCGCCGCCGCCAGGGAGTGCACCGCCCTCCTGGAGGAGGAGGCGCTGACCGCCAACGGGGGCCTGCCCGGCTACGAAGAGGCGCCCGCCGGGTCCCTGTTCGTGCCCGACGGCACCGGGCAGCGGATCGCTGTCACCCCCGACTGGAAGCCGGGCGGCTCCACCTGGGACGTGGACACACTCGCGGCGTGGATCGCGGAGACGGTGGTGGCCGACGAGGGCCGCAAGCCGGAGCCCGCGATGCTGGCGCCGGGGGAGGAGCCGTCGGAGGTTCCTGTCTGGACGAACGAGGAGGCGGTGAGTCTGTGTCGGGACGCTATCGACAAGCTCCGCCGCCTCGGCACCTACACGCCCGGCATCAAGCTGCTGGAGGCGGAGCGGAAGCGCCTCGCCGGGCTGGGTCGCGACGCCGACGCCGCTGTCCTCCGGCAGGTGCGCTCCGTCGGCCTGCGCCAGTACCGCGGCGTCCGCATCACCCGCGAGGACGCGAAGTGACCCGGCATGGCCGTGGTCGCGCCATCGGCCGGGCCCGCCGCGGGCCGCGGGCCGTCGTGCCCGACCATGACACCCGTGTTCGCAACTTGAGCAGCGTGCGGTGGCAGGTGTCGTGCTCCTGCGGGTGGGCCTGCGACTGCCGGTGGGCGTTGTCCGCTCGCGACGCCTCCGCCGGGCACCTGTTGGACGTGACCCGGTGACCCTCGACGGGGAGGTTAAGTCTATCCGCGCTACCGCCCGCCGCATGCGCGGGGCGGGGACAGCGAACGCCCGGCAGCTCGCTGCCTGGGCGAAGACCCTGGACGACGCCGCCCGCGGACTCGAACGGGGGCACCGGTTCCTCCGGGCGGCGGCCGCCGACGCCGCGAGCGCTTCGCTAACGGCTTCCGACCCGTCCGCCGGTGTCCTCCCCCCGCCGGACCGTCCCGGGCCGGGACAGCGGCAACGAGCGGCCCGCCGGACCTCGATCGCGGCGGCCGCCGCCGTCGAACCGCGGACAGGCACCCAGCGGCACCGGCTCCTCGCCGCCGTTGCCGCTGTCGCCCGTAACCCCGCCCTCGTCGGCCTCACCGATGTGGAGCTGAGCGCGGCCACCGGCATCCGCCCCAATTCGCTGCGTCCCCGCCGCGGGGAGCTGGTGGACGGCGGGTGGCTGGAGGATTCCGGCCGGACCCGCATCCACCACGGCCGGGAGCACACCGTCTGGGTGTTGTCCGACAAGGCGGTGCGGCTCCTCGCCGGGCCCGCGGAGCGGGGGGCATAGGCTCCTCCCTCTCCGGGGGGACAGCCCGCACATGAGAGTGGCGGCCGGGGGAACCGGGCCGGGCGCCACTCGCCTTCCACGCCAATGAAAGGAGCACCGAGGGTGCCGAACCCGAAGGTCCGACCCGAAGGAGCCAACCTCATGATAGCTGACCGGCAACCCGACAGCGCCACCCACCGGGGTGCGTCGTGGCGGTGAGGATTACGCGCCCACCCACGGTGCGCTTCGTCCAGATACGCAACGAGTGGGCCCGTGATCGCCGCCTCGGCTACAAGGCCCGCGGCCTCCTCGCCTACCTGCACACTCACAACGAGGGCTACGAGCTGTCCCTGGCGCAGATCATCCGCGACGGCACCGACGGCAAGGAGGCTGTCCGCTCCGGTCTCACGGAGCTGGAGAACGCCGGGTACCTCACCCGCGTCCGCGGACGCGCCAACGGCGGCCGGTGGGGCGAGGTGGATTACGTGCTGTCCGACCCGTTCGACGCCGCCGGGCAACTCCTCCCCGCGAGGGGGCGGGAAACCAGCCGATCCGACGCGGTAGATCAGCCGGAAACCCGCCGGAGCGGATTATCCGCGGCGGATAACCCGCGGCGGATAATCAGCCCTATAGAAGACAAAGAAGAGAACACCAAGGAGAGTCCTTCGGACTCTCCTGTCGATGAGGCGAGGCAACTGGCCCTCGTCACCCATCACTCCGTCGCGGAGCTGTTCGACACGTTCTGGGCCGCCTACCCGAAGAAGGTCAGCAAGGACGCCGCCCGGCGAGCCTGGGCCAAGGCAGCCCGCCGCGCCGACCCCGACAAGATCGTGGAGGTGGTGGCCCGCTACCCGTTCCGCCCCGACAAGCAGTTCATCAAGGACCCCGCCACCTGGCTCAACGCGGGGTGCTGGGAGGACGACCTCGATGCCGTCGCGGCAGCAAACCGGGGGCGCTCTGTCACCCGCTCCAACTATGGTCCTCACCAGCCCTATCAGGATCCGCCGCCGTCCACGCCAGACGCATTCAGTCAGGAGTTCTGACCGTGACCCACGCCAATGGAACCGTCCGCCCCAGCCTGGAGGAGATAGAAGCCGCCGCTGCGGCCTCCCCTCCCCGCCCGGACGCCCCCCGCCCCGCCCCGCGGCCGGAACCCACGCCGGAGGCCATCGACTGGAAGGCCGCGGTGGACCGCATCGCGGAGCGCTCCCGCCCCCACCGCGAGGAGCAGCGGAAGGCTCGCGAACGCCGCGAGCGCATCCTGGCGGAGCAGCGCCGCGAGATCCGGCAGGCCCGCAACCGCGAGCTGTCCGCCGCGCAGGTGCCGCCCCGCTACCGGGACGCCACCGCCGACCATCCGGCCGTCGCCGACTGGGTGACCCGCACCCTCCGCGGCGGTGTCCTCGCCGCGCAAGGACTCGTCCTCAACGGGCCCGTCGGCTGCGGCAAGACCTGGCAGGCGTACGGCGCCTGGCGCACGGTGGCGCAGCAGACCGGCTGCCGGGCCGTCGCCGTGGACGTGCCCGCGTTCCTGGACAGCCTCCGCCCCGGCCGCACCCCCCGGGTGCCGCTGGAGGAGGTGGAGCGGGCGGAGCTGCTGCTGCTGGACGACCTGTCAGCGGAGCGTGTCTCCGAGTGGACGGAGGAGGTCGTATACCGGCTCATCAACGCCCGGTGGAACGCCTGCCTGCCGACGATCATCACCCTCAATGCGCCCGGCACAACCCTCCGCGACCGGCTGGGTGGCCGTGTCGCCTCCCGCCTCAATGGGCTGGGCCGCATCGTCTCCTGGCCCGCGGACGCCCCCGACCGGCGCGTCCGACCCCAGGGATAGCCGCGCGTCTATCCCCCCTGTTAGTCTCCCGGTATGACCGCCACGCCAACGGAGGACACCATGCCCACCGCCCCCACCGAGGAGCACACCCACCTCGGCAACTACACCGCCATCGCGGGCTGCCCCGAATGCGCCCGCCTCGGCGCCATCAACCCCGACACCCTCACCCCCTGGCCCCGCCTAGACAGCCACGGCGAGCAGGTGGTGCAGGACACCAAGGACCGCTTCTCCGACCGCTACGACGGGGCCGACAGCCACGACGCCGCGCTGGAGGTCGCCGTCACCGAGGCCTACCTGCGGGGCCGCATGCAGGGACGGCAGGAGCAGCGGAAGGACCTCGCCGCCACCGCCGACGCGCACCTCGCCAACGCCCTGTCCCACCTGCGCACCGCCACCGATGCCGCCGAGAAGGGTGACGTGCGCACCACCGCCACCTACGCCTCCCTCGCCGACCTGCACACCGCCGACGCCCGCGTCCTCGCGCACGCCGCCGGGAGCGCCCACAACGCCCGCATGGACGGTGGGCAGTGACTGCCCCCACGCTCAGCTACGCCGCCACGCTGGCCGAGCCGGACCGCCACGCCCGCCCCGGCGGCCGCAGCGAGTCCCGCTCCTGGTTCATCACCTTCGGCTTCGGCAAGCCCGCGCAGAGCACCTTCACGGAGGTGGTCCTGCCCGACCGCACCGACGACGGCACGCCGCTGTCCGACGAGACGAAACGGGAGCTGGTCCGCAGGATCGCCCTCGACCTGTACGGCACCGCCTGGGCGTTCCACTACGGGCCCCGCGAGGCGCAGCAGGCCATCTGGCGGTTCCCCGGCATGCGCATCCGCGAGCACCTCACCGTCACCTCCGTGGAGGTGTACGAATGACCACCCCTGCCCTCGACCGGGCCGGATTCGACGCCCTCGTGCAGCGCCGCGTCATGGCCCTCGCCACCTCCGCCCCGGAGCGCCCCGCCAACGTCCGCCGCGAGAGGCAGCAGGAGGCGCAACTGCTGGAGGCCGCCGCCACCTCCTTCGCTGATGCGGTAGACCGCTCCGAGCTGCGCAACAACGGGCAGCCCGTCCCCTACGGGGAGGCGGTGGTCATCACCGGGGACGCCGGGGTGGTGGTGGTGCGCTCCGCCGACTACCGGCGGGAGCCCATCTACTGGGAGGCCCTGGCCGGGGAGGTGGACTCCCTCACCCGAGGCCCGGACCTTCTCGCGGACCTCCTCTCCTGACCCGCAACCCCGCACACGCCGCCCCCCGTCCCCCTGATCCTGGGGCGGGGGGCGGTCCCGTCCCCGCAACTACTCCCCACCCGACTGTCCCCCCCGCTAGGTTGGAGCCCGTGACCGTGACCATCCCAACGCCGATCCCCTCCACGGGTGACCCGGAGGCCGACGCCGACCTGGCCACCCTGCGCGACACCTCCACCGCCATCTGGGAACACCAGGACGCAGTGGAGTCCCTGTCCAAGACCCGCATGCGCACCGTGCTGCGGCTCCGGCGGAGGGAGCCGCCCGTGCTGTTCTCCGTCATCGCCGCCGCCGTCCCCACCACCGAGCAGACCATCTACAAGATCCATCGAGAGGCGCGTCGCGCCGAGGGGCTGGGAGAGCTATGAACTACGGAGACAGCGAGGCCAGCACCTCGGAGGCCCCCATGCGTGACCCGGACGAGCGGGAGATGAAGGCCGCCAAGCTGCGCGACCGCGACCGCGCCCCCGTGGAGCGGGAGCTGGACCGCACCGCGGAGGCCATCAGCACCCTGGACGAGGCCATCGGGGAGCTTTACCGCCGCCTGGAGCCAATCCTCGGCCCGGAGCGCCCGGAGCCCGCCCTCGGCGAGGTCCGCCAGAGCGAGGACCTGTCGCCGCTGGCGAACCGGCTCATGGAGGACGGCGACCGCATCCTCAACCTGAACCGCGCCATCCGCTCCATCCTCCGGCGGATCGAACTGTGACCGCACCCTCCACCGGCACTGAGATGGTGCCGCTCGACTCCCTCACCACCTACCCCGGCAACGCCCGCCGCGGGGACCTCGACGCCATCCGGGACAGCCTCCGCCGCAACGGCCAGTACCGGCCGCTGATCGTCCAGTACCGCACCGGCCACGTCCTCGCCGGGAACAACACCCTCGCCGCCATGCAGCAGGAAGGCTGGGTAGAGGCGGAGGTCAAGTGGCTGGACGTGGACGACGCCGCCGCCCGCCGCATCGTCATCGCCGACAACCGCACCAGCGACCTCGGCACCTACGACGACCGGGCCCTGGTGACCCTCCTCCGCGAGCTGGGGGAGGACCTGGAGGGCACCGGCTACGACCTGGACGACTACGACGACCTGCTGGCGTCCCTGGAGGAGGCCGACGCCGACTTCCCGCCCGACGAGCCGCTGGGCCTCGCCGCCCATGTCGGCGCCCCCGGCTCCTCCTACGGGGAGGGCGGCTCCGCCGACGGCACCAACGTCCGGCAGACCCCCTCCTACGCCGAGTACCAGGCCGGGTACGCGTCCCGCGCCACCCGCTTCCTCGCCCTCATCTTCCCCCTCGCCCAGTACGCCTGGGTGGTGGAGTCCATGGCGAAGCTGTCCGCCGACCTCGGCGTCGAATCCAACTCGGCGCTGCTGCTGACCCTCGTCTCCGACCGCACCGGGGAGGAGCCACCCGCCCCGGATGCGACCATCAGTGAGGAGGCCGTCGCCGCCGCGGAGGCCGTCGCCGAGAAGGCCGCCGAGGAGCCCCATGAACAGAGCTGACACCGCCGCCCTCGAACGCACTGAGGTCAAACGTGTCCTGCCCGCCCAGGACGCCACGGAGCTGGTCGGCACCGACGTGGGTGAGCGTGTCCCCAACGTCACCGCCCCGACCGTGTTCACCGACGCCGAGACCAGCGACCCGGTCCTGGCGTATCTGCCGCTGGGGGATGTGGCGGACCTCCGCCGGGCCGTCCGCGCCGTCGACATCCGGGAGACGTACCGGGCCGCCTCCGGCCGCCGCAACGCCTCCCGCGTGTTCGGCTGGTCCCCGCGCCGCCCCGTGCAGCGCCGGGAAGCCTGCAACTCGACCAGCTTCGCGAAAGAGCAGCCCGCCGAGCAGGCCACCCTTGACGCCTACGCCGTCCGCCTCCTTGACATGCTCCGCGGCATCGACCCCACGATTGCCGACCGCGACGAGGAGACCATGCGGGAGGTCCTGCCCGAGTGGAAGATGGCCGGGACCACCTGGACCTCCGGTGTCGTCAACCAGAACAGCCAACTGCCGTACCACCGCGACGGCTTCAACTTCCCCACCTGGTCGGCGATGCCCGTCATCCGCCGCGCCTGCGACGGCGGCCACCTGCACCTGCCCGAGTACGACCTGACCGTGGCCTGCCGGGACGGGTGGGCCGTGTTCTTCTGCGGCCACGCCCTCGTCCACGGCGTCACCCCCATGCGCCTCACGCGGTCGGACGGCTACCGCTTCTCCGTCGTCTACTACGCGCTGCGCGGCATGAAGGACTGCCACACCTTCGCGGAGGAGACCCGTACCGCCCAGGTTCGCCGCACCGAACGGGAACGCACTATGGCCGCCGGGCAGGGCTTCGCCGCCGATCCCAGGGCGCACACGATCACCCCCGCCCCGCCGCTGCTCCTCCCCTCCGAGGCGGACGTGGCCGCCGGACCCGACGACCCGGCGCTGATGGCGCCGTGAGCATCCCCGTCATCGTCCCGTCCTACCGCCGGGAGCGGTGCCTGACCCGGAAAACCCTCCCCCTGCTGTACGCCCGCGGTGTCCGGCCCGCTGACGTGGTCCTCGTCGTCGGCACCGCCGAGGAGGAGGCGAGCTACACCGACGCCATCCGCACCGCCGACCTGCCCCTACCTGCTGTTGCCGTGTCCGGCGCCCCCGGCTCCATCATGCGGACCCGCAACTTCATCGCCGACAACTGGCGGGGGCCCGTCATGGAGGTCGATGACGACCTGACGGACGTGATGCAGTGGATCGACCCGAAGACCACCGTGCCGGTCGCCTCCCTCCCCGAGCTGTTCGAGGAGGGCTTCGGGCACTGCCGCGCCGCGGGCGCCACCCTGTGGGGCATCTACCCGGTGCCCAACCCGTACTTCATGCGGCCCGGAGTCCGCACCGACCTCCGCTACATCGAGGCGGGCATCTTCGGGACGATCCTCGACGGGGGCGACTACCAGCAGGTCACCCTGGACGACAAGGAAGACTACGAGCGGTCCATCCGGCACTACCTGCATGACGGCGCCGTCGTCCGCATCGACTACTACACGTTCCGGGCGAACTACTACACCGAGCCCGGCGGTCTCCAGGCGACCCGCACCCCCGAGCGCATCGACTGGTCGGCGCGGGAACTGGCCCGCCGCTACCCAGACCTCGCCTCCGTCAACACCGCCAAGAAGTCCCGCCCGTTCACCGAGGTCCGGCTACGGGACCGCCGCCCCAAGGCCGCCGCCCGGTGAGATACCCCGACAACGAGTACGGCGCGCTCCTCGTCTCCCCCCACCCGGACGACGCCGAACTGGGCTGCGCCTACCTCCTCGGCTCCTCCTCGACCGTCCTCTGCCTGTCCGCGGCGACAACCGGGCGCGCCGCGGAGGCCGTCCTGGGGGCGAAGGCCGCGGGCTGCGACCTGATCCAACGCCACCTGGAGGATGGGCGGCTGGGAGAGGACATGCCGCTGCTGATCGCCGCCATCGAATGGGGCATCGAGCAGACCCGCGCCCGGATCGTCGCCGGGCCCCCGCTCCTCGATGAGCACCAGGACCATCGGGCCGTCGCCCACGCCATCCGCTCCGCGACCCGCCGCAGCGCCCTCACCGTCGTGGAGTACGAAACCCCCTCCACCCCGCCCGAGTGGGCGCCGGACACGATCGTGCCGCTGGCGGAGGAGTCCCTGACCCGGCAGCTCGACGCCGTCGCCGAGCACACCTCCCAGGCCGGGCATCCCTACGTGGAGCCGGGCGCGCTGCGTGCCCGCTCCGAACGCTGGGCGCATCGGATCGGGCACGCCAGGGCGGAGGCCTACCGGACCGTCCGCCGCGCCACGCTGTGAGGTCAGACCGTGAACGTCTCCAGCACCTCGCGGCCGCCCGGCAGGCCGGGGGCGACCCGCACCAGCCGTGTCTCGACGCCGCGCCGCGCCGCCCCCTTCGCCTCCTCGACCGTCCAGTAGGTGCCCTTCGTCTCCTGCCACGCGCACGTCCGGGGTACGAACGTGGCCAGCTTGAAGTAGGGGGCGAACTGCGACCGGCCGGTGCGGGCGGACGCCGGGGACGACCCGCGGCGCGTGCGGTCGGTGACCCTGGCACCCTCGGAGTGACGGCGACGGGGGAGTGGCGTGGACATCGGCGACGACATACCCACACACTAAACCCCCCGACAGCCTACGGCGAGGAGGACACCCGATGACAACCCCCGACCCCACCCCACTACCCTCCGAGGCCCTCGCCGGGCAGGGAGTCGCCGGGTTCGTCCTCCGCCCCACCGACCTCGACGCCCTCCCCGTCCTCACCGAGGTCCCCGACACCCGCCCCGGCTGGCAGCCCCCCACCCTCGCGGAAGGGCCCCGCGAGCCTCACGAGCAGCCGCAGGAGCGCCGCCACCGACCCGACGGGGGGATCTGGCCCGAGGACGGCATCACGCTCACCTACGGGGAGCTGAGACGGCTCGTCGCCCTCCACCTCGCGCAGTGCGCCCACATGCTGCCCCGCCACCAGCCCTGGGTGTACGCCGAGAACCAGGCCAAAGCCATGGCCGACGGGGAGACCCCGCTGCGGCTGTCCGAGGTCATCGAATGAGACGACCCCACTTCCTGGCCGCCACCGTCACCATCACCGACACCATGCCCCGCCTGTGGCTGATCCGCACCGGGCACGCCCTCGGCGTCGGCATCCGCCTCCCCGACTACTGGCCGATGGGCGGCAGCCGCACCCACCTCGGCCTGACCCTCCTCCTGCGGAAGCGGACACGATGACCGTGTACGCCGTCGTCACCTGCGACGGCACCCGCCTCGGACAGCCCTGCCGGGCAGCGTTCACCCTCCCCCAGGCCACCGACACCGACGACGCCACCGCACGCGCCGTCGCCGCCGGATGGAGGATGGACCCGCACGGCTTCCCCGCCGTCCTCTGCCCCTCCCCCGGACACGACCAGGAACCCACCCCCCATGAGTGACCTCCGCCTCGTCTACCTGTCCGGTGAACCCGGTGTCGGCAAATCCACCCTCATGCGGGAGATCACCGCCGACTGGGAGCGCATCTACCTGCCGAAAGAACCCGGCAAAGCCCCCCACCGGGACCTGCTGTTCGACCGCGGCACCCCCAACGTGTGCTGCGCCGTCGAACTCGGCCGCCTCCGCGAATCCGCCTCCGGCACCGACGCCCTCGAAGCGTCCTGCATCACCGAAGCCGAAACGTGGCTGCACTCCGGGCAGGCCGCCCGCGAGTCGTCGCTGATCCTCGCCGAGGGCTCCCACCTCGCCCACCGCCGCTTCCTCACCGACGCCGTGCAGGCCGGATGGCGGGTGCAGCTCCTCCACCTCCAAGGCCCCAACCTGGCCGCGCACCGCCGGTCCGCCCGCACCCGCGTCCTCGACCGCCCCGAAAACCAGACGTGGATCAAGAACCGCCGCACCGCCGCCGCCAACCTCGCCCTCCACGCCTCCGCCTGGGGTGTGGAGGTGCTGCTCGTGGATGCCGCCCGCCTGGTGTCCGACCACGACTACCACGACGCCATCATCGGCACCGCCCGCGGCACCCTGCACACCAACCTCACCCCCCTGTAGGGTCCCGGGGTGACCCTCGCCCTCGCCGCCGCCGCCGGACTGGCAGGGATCGCCTGCCTGATAGGGGGCTACCGCATGGAACGGAGACAGCGTGACCGACACTGACTACGACCCGGCCGTCTACTCCGACAGCAGCGTGGGGGAGACCGTCAACGGCGAACACACCTGGCGCCGCCTCACCTGGCGCGAGCTGGCCGAGGAGCGGCAGCAGGAAATCACCCGGCTCCGCGCCTGGCAGTCCCTGTGGTCCGACCTCGACCGCAACCCCAACGGCCGCCACGAAGGTGACGCCGACGTGGGCGAGGCGGGAGGCATCTCCCAGGGCAACCCCCGCGTCACCACCGGCGACGTGGTCGGCTACCGCCTCGGCGGCAAACCCATCATCATGCCGCCCCGCGACAAACGCGCCGACCCGGAGGCGTGGCTGGCCGGGTGGCCCGCATGAGCATCCCCCACGCCACCGCCGCCGTCCTCCGCTGGGCCGCCGACCAGCTCGACCCGCCCGCCCCCATCCTGGAACGCGCCCAGGCAGCGCACCCGCGAGGCCCCGCCGCCGACCTGCACCTGACCGACGACCTCACCAGCGACGGGCCCGCCCCCCTGTACGCCGTTCCCACCGTGGAGGAGACGACAGCCGGGTACGTCGTCCTTGACGGCTACTTCTACCCCACCCTCGCCCAGCACCCCGACTGGCCGCTAGCCGCCCAGCTCACCGCCGAGAACGACTGGCACCTGGCCCGGCCCGTCCGCGGCACCGGCATGGCGGACACGGCCTGCGGTGTCCGCCTCGTCCTCACCGCCGACTCCACCACTAGCGCCGCCCCCTGCACCGCCATCAACTGCCGCCGCTGCCACTCCCGCGCCAGCCACCCCTCCACCTACCTCGGAGAGGCCCGCCCCCGATGACCACCCGCCGCGTATGGGCGCCCCGAGGGCAGCTCCTCCCCGGTGACGTGATCGTCACCAGCCCCGACCCGCAAGGCGACCCCATCGTGCTCGTGGAGGTGGACCGCACCCAGCCCGCCCCCGCCCCGCCGGACACCCCGCCGCCGGACGACACCACCGGCGCCCTCGTCACCACCGTCCTCGCCCTCGCCGACGCCCTCACCGCCCCCACCCCCAAAGGCAGCCAGCGCGTCAAGGACGCCGCCGCCCACCTCACCGAGGTCACCCGAGGACAGAAACCATGACCGAGGAGCCCCCACCCCGCATGGGCCGCCGATCCCTCCTCACCCCCGAACTGCAAGACCGCATCGTCCGCGTCGTCAAGGCCGGGAACTACCTCAACACCGCCGCCCAGTACTGCGGCATCGGCGAGTCCACCCTCAAGCTGTGGCTGCAACGCGGCCGCGCCGCCCTCGCCCTCCGCGACCGGCACGACCCCGGAGGGCTCTACTGCCCCACCTGCGACACCGAGCGCACCGAGGAGGTGCAGGAGGTGCACCGCCTCAACCTGGAGGCCGACGATCGCCCCCTAGGGCCGGGGGAGACCCGCTCCTACGCCACCCTCGACCCGTGCCCGTCCTGCCACTCCGACGACCCGCCCGCCATGTGGGCCCTCGACCCCGCGGAGGTCCCCTACCTGGACTTTTTGGCCGCCATCACGCAAGCGCAGACCTCCGCCGAGGTCGCCGCCGTCACCCACTGGCGGGCCGCGTTCGCCGACGACTGGCGCGCCGCCCGCGACTTCCTCGTCCGCAAGAACCCGCAGGCCTGGGCCGCCACCACCCGCGTCCAAATCAGCCAGGACGAGGCGGAGCGCCGCATCGAGGCCGCCACGGATGCTGTCCTCGGCGCCGTCGGCATCGACACCGAGCAGATGGAGGGCGCCCTCCTCGCGGCCGACGATGACCCGGCCTCCCTCGACCTCGACAGTGACGACGAGTGGGGCGATGAGGATGGCGATGCCTGACCCGGCCATCATCGTCACCGGCTGGACTCCGGAGACGGGCGTGATCACGACCGCGGTGCAGCCCGGCACCGCCGCCTACGAAGCGCTCACAGAGCAGGCCACGCGCGGGCTGTCCCTGGACCTGACCAAGATCAATCTATCGACAAACCCGCAGGTCGCAAGAATGATCATGGGGACTCAACCCCCCGCTAGGCTGTCTCCATGCGAGACACCCGCCCCTGCGTCGCCTACGGCTGCACCGCCCCCGGAGAGGAGGTCGCCGTTAGTGTCTGGCTCTGCCCCGTACACCGCGCCGCCGTGGCTGCTGTCCTGGTACCGCCGCAACCGCCTTCCACTGCCGTCGTCTACTACGCCTGGACCCCCGAGGAGCGCCCCCGCGTCGGGGGACTCGTCAAGATCGGCTACTCAGCCAGCGTCCACAAGCGCATGTCCTCCCTCGGCTGCGACCTCCTCGCCACCGAGCCCGGCGACCGGCGGCTGGAGTCCACCCGCCACCGGCAGTTCGCCCACCTGCGAGTCGAGCGCGAGTACTTCACCCCCGGCCACCTCCTGTGGCAGCACGTCGAACAGCTCGCCGGGCACCAGATCGAGCAGCTACCTACCCGCCAGTAACAAGGAGCCCGCCGTGACCAACACCCACGTCACCCTCACCGTCGCCGCCCGCGACGCCGACGAGGCCCAAACCGTCGCCAATGCCCTCGCCGCCGTTGTCTCCACCCTCGTCCGCAACGGCGCCCGTGACGTGTCCCTCCGCGTCACCACCTGGGACGACGAGGAGGAGGAGCTGGAGACCGAGGAGACCGCGGAGGAGACCGGCGAGGAGCTTCCCTTCCAGTGAGCCTGCCCGCCGCCCTCGCCGTCCTCGCCGCCGTCGTCGGCTGCACCCTCGGCGCCGGAGCCGTCACCGGCTGGCTCATCGGCACCTGGCTCAACGAGTACCGCCCATGACGTGGCGCATCCTCGTCTGCTGCGACGGCACCCCCGCCGACCGGCCACTCATGGCCCTGGAATCCTGCCGCGCGTTCCTGTCGCTGCGCCTCGCCGACGCCGACGCGATGACCGCCGAGGTCAACGCCGCGGGGTGGCGTGTCCGCGAGGAGGACGGCGCCCACCTGTGCCCCGCCTGCCTCCGTGCGATCCTCGCCGCGTGAGCGTGACAGCCCTCCCCCCGGTCCCGGCACCGTTCTACTTCAACGCCTGGGTACTGGAGTGGCACGACGCCGACACCGTCCTCTGCCGGGTGGACCGCGGACGCCGCGACTACTCCACCTGGTCGGTGCGCGTCCTCGGCTCCTCCGCCCGCGAGGTCCCCAACCCGCCCTTCACCAAGGGCGAGCCCGGCGGCCCCGAGGCCCAAGCCGAAGCCACCCGCCGCTGGCCCGCGGGCACCCCCCTCGTCCTCGCCACCGTCAAGCCCGACAAGTACGGCGACCGGCAGCTAGCCCGCGTCATCGCCCACGACCCGCTGCGCGGCTCCGTGGACGTGGCCACGGAGCTGATCGCGGACCTGTGGGCCGCCCCCTGGAACGGCCGGGGCGCCCCGCCCAAGCCGCCCTGGCCCCGGCCGTGACCCTCCTCCTCACCCAGAACTCGGAGCTGCGCGACCTCGGCGTCTGGAACTGGACCCTGCCCGCCTGGGTGGTGGAACTGTCCGACGGCCGCAAACTCAACGTCTGCCCGTCCGCCGGGGCGTGCGCGTCCGCCTGCTACGCCCTCAACGGCACCTACCTGTTCCCCGCCTCCCGCGCCGCGCACCTCGACAACCTCCGGCAGGCCATGCACCCCGCGTTCGTCACCCGCATGGGACATGAGCTGCGGCGCCGCCGCTACCGCGCCACCGGCATCCCGCACCTGCCCGACCTCGACCGCGCCCACCTCACCCCCGAGGTGACCCGGCTCCTCGACACCGGCAGCCCCCTCGTCCGCATCCACGACTCCGGGGACTTCTTCGCCGAGGGCTACCTGCGGGCGTGGCTCACCATCGCCGCCGTCACCCCCCACGCCCTGTTCTACGCGTACACGAAGGAGGTGGGCCTGCTGGAACGGGTCGGCCGGGAGGCGCCCCCCAACTTCCTGTGGGTCTACTCCCTCGGCGGACGGCAGGACGGCCGGGTGGACCGGGAGACGATGCGGCACGCCGACGTGTTCCCCACCGCGGCCGCTCTCGCGGAGGCCGGGTACTACGACCAGGAGGCCCACGACGCCCTGTGCGTCCTCGCCCCCTCGCTGCGCATCGGCATCGTCGCCAACCGCATCCCCCACTACCAGCGCCGCCAGGCCGGGCGCACCTTCTCCGGCATGCAGGCCGACAGGCACAAGCTGCCAGTGGATCGCTGAGACACGGGCAACTCTCCTCAACCGCTCCGAACGGAGCGGACCGCAAGCTCACCCCATGCCCTTCCTCGCCCCCCTCCCCCACCTCACCCGCCCCCTCGGAGAGGCCCGCACCTACAAGCTGGTCGGCGCCCTCACCCACTCCGACGGCGACACGGTGCCGTCCGGCTACCGCACCGACCTCGCCTCCATCCCCCGCGCCCTCCACTGGCTCATCCCCCCCGCCGGGCCCTACGAGGCCGCCGCCGTCCGCCACGACGTGCGCTGCGACGCCCTCAACGCCGGACGCCCCCCGGTAGACAGCCGCACCACCGATCGCGCCTTCCGGCAGGACCTCCGCGACCTCGGCATGGGCGTCATCCGCCGCTGGATGATGTGGCTGGGGGTCCGCCTCGGCGCCCTCGTCTCCGCCACCCGACGGCCCGGCATTGCCGCCGACCTGCCGATGATGGCCGCCCTGATCGTCGCCAACCTGTGGGTCGTCCTCCCCACCCTCATCTGCACCCTCGCCGTCGCCGTCCTCGACCTGATCGAGCCCGCCGCCCGCTCCACCCGGCGCCCCCTCGACCCCCTCGGGCAGGATGAGCTGACCGCCGCAGTCGCATGAGAAGGAGAGCCCTGTGCCCGGCACCCCCTCCCCGAGCCCGGAGCCCGGCCATGCCTGACCGCCGGGGACGCCCCGACAATCAGGAGCTGGACCGCGGTTTCCAGGCCGCCGCCAACGTCATCCACGCCCTCCACAACCACCTGAGCGAGCTGGACACCGCTGACCTGCCCGTCGTGGACGGGCACATCGTTCGCATCGTCGCCCTGTCCGAGGTGGAGTCATGGCTGCTCGGCCTAGAAACGCGCACCCGAAACGGCGTCATCCTCTGAGACCCCCACCGCCCGGCACCGACACCTGCGTGGGGGTCCTCCTCGGTGCGGTCGGCGCCGCCGTCGCCGTCCTCCACTCCCTCCGCTGGTGGCGGTAATGGACGAGGAGGACGACACCATGCACACCCTCCACGGCCGCACCACCGCCGCCGGATACCTGGTGTGGTGCCGCTGCGGCAAATGGGAGGGCTGGTTCAGCGGGCCCGACAGTCAGGCCCTGGTCCTAGACGACCACGACCACCACCGCCGCACCGCCAACAACGGAGCCAGCTTGCCCCCCGTACAGTGACCCCGTGACGTGGTGGCTGGCCCTCTGCTGCATTCCCCCCGCCATGTGGCTGGGCTACCGGTTCGCCGTGTTCGACTCCGCCCACCCCGCCCTCGGCTGGATCGTGGTGATCGTCGCCGTCGCGGGCTGCATCGCCCTCGGCCGAAACGCATGACCGGCCTCCCCCGCCACCAGACCGCCCTGGAGCAGTACCCGTGTCCCGGCGGCTGCGGCCACTGGGTGCCTGTCCCGTCGCCCTGCATCGGCTGCTGGCTCGCCACCCGCACCTACACCCGCCGCGAGGTCGCCATGCTCGCCCCCGACGACCCGCGCCGCGCCCGCGTCCGCGGCCCCCGGTGACCATCCCCGCCCGCCTCGCCGGGCTGTCCCGAGCGCAGCTCCGCGCCGCACTGGAGGACGCCACCCGCGACCTCCCCCCGCATGAGCGTGTCGCCGTCGCCGAACGGGTCGCCCGCGAGGTCGCCCACCGGCAGCGCCGCATGCGCTACCCGTCGCCCGGCGCCCTCGCCCACCGCCTCGACCCTTTGGTCACTGTCGAAACCCCCGCCCTGCGGCTCCTCGACACCGAACTGGTGCAGGCCGCAACCCGCCTAGAGGCCGGGGAGGCTGTCCGCCTCGGCGTGTTCATGCCCCCCCAGGAGGGCAAGTCCCGCCGCGTCACCATGGCCGGGGTGCTGTGGCTGCTGCTGCGCAACCCCAACTGGCGTGTCGGTATCGCCTCCTTCGAATCGGAGATCGCCGCCGAGTTCTCCTCCCCCATCCGCAACTGGATCGCCGAGCACGGCTCCGGCACCCCCCTCAACCCCCGCTCCCTGGACGACGACCTGCTGGGCATCACCTTGCGCTGGGACTCCACCTCCAAGTCCCGGTTCGGCCTCGCCGGGCACGCCGGAGGCGTCTACGCGGTCGGCATGAAGGGTGGGCTGACGGGCCGCCCCCTCGACGTGCTCGTCATCGATGACCCGTACAAGAACCGGGAGGCCGCGGACAGCCCCAAGCACCGCAAGGCCGTCGTGGACTGGTACCAGAATGTGGCCCTCACCCGACTGCCGTCCGCGTCCCTGCTGATCGTCGTGCAGACCCGCTGGCACCCGGACGACCTCGCCGGGTACATCGTCGGCAACGAGCTGAACCTGCCGGAGGAGGCCCGCACCTGGCGGTACGTCAACGTGCCCGCCCAAGCCGAACGCCGCCGCGAGGACGACCGCACCTGGCTACCTGACTCCCTCAACCGCGACCCGGGCACCTACCTTGTGTCCGCCCGCGGCCGCACCCCCGAGCAGTGGGCCGCGCAGCGCGCCGCCGTCGGCGAGATGGTGTGGGGCTCCCTCTACCAGCAGCACCCCACCCCACCGACGGGCGCCGTGTTCGCCTACGAGCACATCAGCCGCAGCCGCCGCCCCGCCGACTGGGAGACCACCCGTAGCCGGACCGCTGTCGCCGTCGACACATCCGCCGGGGGCGACGACGAGGCCGGGCTGATCGGCGGCTACCGCGGCACCGACGGCCGCGCCTACATCACCACCGACCGCTCCGGCGCCATGTCCGCCGCGCAGTGGGCCCGCCGCGCCTGGCTGATGGTCCTCGACCTCGCCGCCGACGACCTTGTCTGGGAGGCCAACCTGGCCGGGCCGTTGATGCGCTCCCAGTTGCAGGACGCCTGGGCGCGGATCGTCCGCCAGTGGCGCACCCTCCTCACCCTCCTCCGCCCCGATGAGGACGCTGACCCGTTCACCGGCCGCGCCCCCGAACCCCTCGACCTCGACCGGCCGGAGGTCCGCGACGACGCGCTGCGGCACGCCGCCCGCATCTGGGCCGCCGCCGAACAGCGGCTGTCCATCCTGGAAGTGGAGGTGTCCCCCGACGACCTCCGCGAGCTGGGAGAGGTGTACGACCGCATCACCTCCGGCCTACTGTCCGGTGGCGTACTGGAGACACCCCCGGCGCGGCTCGTCGCCGTCCACGCCTCCGTCGGCAAACGGGCCCGCGCCACCCCCATCGCCGTCGCCGTCGAAACCGGCAAGGTCTCCCACATCGGTGTGCTCGCCGAACTGGAGCAGGAGCTGACCCAATGGCAGGAAGGCGCCGCCTCCCCCGGCCGCATGGACGCCTACGTGTGGCTGGTGACGCACCTGCTGGCTGTCCGCCGCGCCAGGACAACCACCAGCGCCGCCACTACCCTCCCCGGTGTGGGTGACCGCCGGTGACAGCGCAGCGACCGCATGAGCCGGAGGAGCTGCGGCTGATCGTCACCCGCGCCCCCGAGGGTGGTCTGGTCCTGCGCACCCCGTTCACGCCCGGCTGGGCGTATTGCGCCCGCCGCCCCTCCGACCTCGCCCGCGCCATCGAGGCCGCCTACGCGGAGGTGGCATGCGCCATGTACGCCCGCTGGCGCGGTGTCCTGTACGACCTCGCGGAGACGGAGGAGGAGATACCGGCAGAGGCCTACGCCGCCGGAACCACCCACCCCGCGGAGCCGGTGCTGGATGAGCTGGAGAAGAAGCGCCGCCGCAACCACCCCCACACGCACGCCCCCGAGAAGTGGGTGGAGCTGTCGGACGGCTACATGCTGTCCCCCGCCGGGAAGCGGTACAGACCGGACAGCCTGGTGGCGTCCCGCGTGCGGGCCCGCCGCACCTGCTGACCCCTTTCGGAGGACACGCCGCGCCGCGCCAGACGGGTGCTAGACAAACCCCCGTTAGGTGTGTGCATAATAAGGGGGACAGCACGCCACGCCACCCCCAGGAGCCCGCCATGAGCAGCCTCACCGCCACCCGCACCGCCCGCACCATCACCGCCACCGCCAAGCGCGTCACCGCCGCCCGCTGGGTCACCACCAGCCAGGGCCCCTACTCCTTCCGTGTGGTTCTCATGGACGCCAACGGCACCACGGACAGCGTGCTGGGCCGCGCCGCCTCCGACGCCATCTGCGCCCTGGACGGCATGACCACCACCTGGGGCCGCGCCCGCAACGGCAAGATCGTCATCAACGTCACTGACGAGACCGCCCGTGAGGCCGCCATCGCCGAGCAGGAGACCGCCCGCGCCGCCGCCCTGGAAGCAGCCCGCGCCGAGGTCGCCGACGCCCGCTACGGCGAGCTGCTGGCCTCCGCCCCGGTCCTCGCCGTCCGCCTCGCCGCCGACGCCGCCTGGGAGGAGGAGGCCCACGCCGCCGGGTTCGCCACCGGAGACGAGTACGGCGCCCTCCTCACCGAGGAGCTGCCGGAGCCCGCCGAGGAGCCCGCCTACGGCTGCGTGCAGCACATTGAGCGCGGCCCGGAGTGCGGGCCCGACTGCGAGGAGCTGACCGCCAGCTACGCGCTCACCCCCGCCACGGTCACCCTCACCAACCCGGAGCTGTGGGCCTGACCCCGGACAGTCACGAACTGCCGCCCCCGGTCACGCGGGGGCGGCAGTTCGCCCCACCCGCATCACCCGTCACACCTTCCACGCCACCATGTTCCGCACCTCGCGGACACGCCAAGGGAGCACCCCATGCGTCGCCACCTCACCACCGTCGTCCTCCTCCTCGCCGTCCTCGTCGCCCTCATCGCCCTCGCCGCCGTCCTCCTCCCCGCCTCTGCCGGGGCCGTGCAGCCCACCCGGCACCACGAGCAGCCCGCTCTCGCCCTCGCCGTTGCCGCCCCGCACACTGAGGCCATGCGCCCCTCCGAGGCCGCCGACGAGGCGGACGCGGCGTTCCTCGCGGACCTGTTCGGGCCCGGCGTCGACTACACCCCGGAGCAGGGGGAGGCCCTGACCCAGGTGGGTCGCCGGATCGCGGACCTGCTGACCAACCCGGCCTCGGTGCCGCCCGGCGCCGACATCCCCACCCGCGAGGCCGTCGTGGCGTCGCTGACCCTGCCGCAGCCGTCCCTCACCACCGGCTTCTCCCCGGACGAGGCGGGCAAGATTATCGATTGCGCCCTTGCGGCGTACGGTGCGGCGACTGCATGACCCGCCAGCCCCAGGTGGGGCCCTCGCTTGCAGCCCGGCCGGTGCTTTGCGCCCGGCCGGGCTGCGGCGTCCCCTACCCCGAGCACCCCGCGGAGGGCGTGTCCTGGCGCTGTGCCGGGTTCCTGTGGGTGTCCCCCGCCGAGGAGCCCACAGGGCCGCTGAGGGCTCCGCCGCTGCCGCCGTCGGTGGTGCGTCCCCGCCGCCCCCCCCCGTGGAGGCCGGTCCGGCTGTCACACCCCTGACAGAAACTCGGCGCGTCTATCCCGTCCGGGGTAGACGCGCCGCACGTTATGTGTGCATAATAGGGGGGACAGGCCGGACGGCCGGTCACCACGCCAAGACAGGAGCGCACCCCGTGTCCAACCACTCCAGCTACCGCCCCATCGACGCCACCCCCTTCGCCGACGCCGCCCGCGTCGACTCCGGTGAGGCCATCACCTTCGACGGCAACGGCGCCAAGGGCCGCGACGGCGGCACCGGCACCCTCGGCTTCTTCGGCGCCGACCTCGGCTCCGCCGCCCCCACCCAGGGCCGCGTGCCCGCGTTCCTCGGCCTCGCCGAGCGCACCGGAGGCGTCTACATCGAGGACACCCGCGGCCTCAACGTCGCCGACGCCCTCCGTCAGACCGGCCTCGACTTCGAGGTGCGCCTCGACAGCCTCGCCATCAACGTGTCCGAGGATGTGGCCGTGGTCGGTGACAACGGCTCCCTCACGATGGAGCGGCAGCCCTCCGGCGCGCAGGTGCCGATGCGCCCCCGCTGGGTCGCCACCGTCGGCTACCCCAACGACGGCGGCACCCCCTTCGGGATCGCCCCCTGCTCCCCCCGCTACACCATCATCCAGACGGAGGCCGCCCTGGAGGTCGGCGACAGCCTGTCCGAGGGCAAGCTGGTCGCCCTCGGCGCCTGGGACAACCGGGCCAAGGTGTACGGCGCCTGGGAGCTGGGCGACGGCTTCGACATCGCCGGAGACCCCTACCGCTCCTTCGTCACCCTCGTCACCTCCCACGACGGCACCGGCACTTACGGGCTGATGGCGCCGATCCGCCTCGGCTGCACCAACCAGACCAACGCCACCTTCGGTCGCCGCGCCACCCCCCGCTTCTCCATCCGCCACGTCGGCGAGGCCAAGTTCAAGCTGGACGAGGCCCGCCGCATCCTCGGCCTCACCAAGCAGTACGAGGAGGTGCTCCGCGAGGAGTCCGAGGAGCTGCTGGCGAAGCCCATGACCAAGGACGGGTTCGTGGTGTTCGCCCGCGAGCTGTGGGGCGTGTCCACCGACGACGAGGACCTGAGCAAGCGGTCCCTGACCCTCGCCAAGGCCCGCGACGAGGAGCTGCTGGCCATCCTCGCCTCGCAGACCTGCGAGTTCGGTCGGGGCACCGCCTACGCCGGAGTGCAGGCCGTCATCGAGCACATGGACTTCTTCGGTACCGTCCGCGGTGGGGACAGCCCCTCCACCCGCCGCTACGAGCGGATCATGACCGGCGAGCTGGACCGGGCCAAGACCCGCGCCTGGGAGCTGGCCGCCGCCCTCTGACCCCCCTCCCCACCGATGGCGCCGCCCCCAGGTTTCTCCACAGCCTGGGGGCGGCGCCTTTTCCTGGAAGGATCACCGGCATGGCGCTCCCGCAGACCCGCACCCTCACCGACGCCTCCGGCTTCGGCTGGCTGGTGACGGTGGACCGGGGGCGCCTCGTCCTCACCCGCCCCGCCGACGGTGAGCGCATCGTCCTGTCCGACCCGGCGGAGCTGCGCTGGCTCGGCATGCAGCTCTACCGGGCCGTCATCGACCAGGAGCAGGAGACGCAGCACGCCGCCGCCTCCGCCTCCGCCCGACGGCGGCAGCTCCGCAAGCTCGCCGGGGAGCCCACCGGCCTCCGCCACCGCCCGTTCACCGACCCGCCCGAACCGCCCATCCACGCCGACCTGGAGGTACCCGCATGATCGCCGCCGTCATCGTCGCCGCTCTCGCCCTCGGGATAGCCGCCGCCGCCCTGTGGGTGGCTGTCCTCGCCCGCTCCGAGGCCATCACCTGCCGCCGCGAGCTGTTCGCGCACCGCAAGGCCCACGCCGAGGGCGCGGAGGAGCGCCGCGCCGCACGCCACCGCGAGCCTCACGAGAGCCCGCAGGAGCCCCTGACAGCCCCCGCCGCCCCCCGAGTGCAGCCCGCCCTCCTCGGACCGCCGACGGAGGACCTGGCGGTGCAGGACGCCCCGACACGGATGCGCCCCGCCGTCCGCCTCCCCCGCCCCGGCAAGATCGGGCAGCAGCCGTGACCGCCGAGCACTACGCCGATGCCGACATACTGGCCGACGGCTACGCCTCCGTCCGCTTCGTCTGCGCCGGGCGCGACGAGGACGGCTGCCGCCAGTGGTGCGCCGAGGGCTGCGAGGAGTCCTGCCTGGCCCGCGACATCGTGCTGTGGCCCAACCGGGTGCCCGCGGACCGCGTACCGGACGACATCCACCAGTGGGCGCCGGACCCGAAGATCGGGCAGTCGTCCTGCCGGGAGATGACCTGGCTGGACGCCGTCGGCTGGCAGGACAGCGGCTGGGTTGATGAGCCTGACGTGGGCGGGGAGCGGGAGATGGAGGCGACGGACCTGCGCCCCGGACGGCACCGCATCGAGATCGAGTGGACCGGAGACGACTACATCTGGCGCTACCCGGCGGAGGTGACAGCGTGACCGCCACAGACGGCCGCCACGTCGGCCCCACCCAGATCGCCGCCGCCCACCGCGCCCTCGATGAGCGGATGGACCGGGCGGAGCGCCTCGGCGAGCACGTGTGGATGGTGGCCGTCGCCTACGCCATCACCGAGGACACTGCCCGCGCCCTCGCCACCGGGCAGCCCGTCACCCCCATGCTGGATGCTGAGAACATGATGAGCCTGGCGCCCGGCTGCTACCGCTGCGAAGAGGAGCTGTCCCCACAGCTCCTGTACCGCCGCTGCCGCGGAGACCGGGGGCACCGGTGACCTGCCCCCTGTGCCAGTACCCGGCGGTGGAGCCGTCCAAGACCAACCCCGCCGGGGACTGCCTCGCTACCGCCACCGAGGCCGCCCCCCTCGGCCAGACGGGCCGCTGGCTGCGTCTGTGCCCCAGCCACGCCGAGCACCGCGCGGACTCCATCCCCCTGGAGGAGGTGCCGGAGCTGTGAGGAGCGTGCAGGTGACCCCCGGCGGCATCCGCGTCTGCGGCCGGGCCCCCCTCACCGCGGAGGAGCTGTCCGCCGTAGATACCCTCGCGGACCTCGCCGCGCAGCAGGAGCAGGCCCGCCTGGCGGCCCTGTCGCCCGCTGAGCGCGCCGCAGACGACGCCCGGAGGGCAGAGGGCCAGGCCAGGCTCCGCCGACTACAGAGACGCGCTCAGGAGGACAGATGAGCGCCCGGCCGTGGCGCGCTGTCGCCTTCATCCCCCTCGGCCCCGGCCTCCGCCACTTCATCGGCAACGCCTCCGCGAAGACCCGCCCCGGCCTCGACCGCTGCATCACCCGCTGGCAGGACCTCGGCGCCACCGTGGACGTGTGGGAGGTGCTGCCCGAGCCCACCATCGCAGAGGCCGCCGAGGCGTCCGCCGGTACGGTGCGCTGATGGACTGGCCCGAGCCGGACGCCGTCGTGATCCGCGACGTGTTCCCCGCCGTCGTCCGCTTCGGCCCCTCCACTCTTCGCTCCGCCCGCGCCGTCATCACCCGCTCCCGCGTCTACGTGTGGACCACACCCGGTACCCCCGCCGCCGCGTTCGCCTACGACGCGGCCGCCTCCGAGGTGCCCCCGCTCAACGCCCCCCGCAGCCGCCCCACCGCCCTCGTCCTCGGTGACGGCTCCTCCCTCATCGTGGAGGGGCAGCGCGGCTGCGGCTGCGGCAACCGGCTGAAGGGCTGGACACCGTGGCGGCCCTACCGCAAGGGCACCGGCTGAACCTGCCTACCGGACAGCGGAACCCTGGCGACTGTTGCCCGACTGTCCGCCCCGGCGGAACAGGTCCGGCCGGATAGCGTCATCCGGTGACCGAGGCCGACCTGATGGAGTACGCGACGAGCGTGCCGTGGCTGGCGTCCGGCCTCCTCGCCCTCGGCGCCGTCGGTGTCGTCGTGGAGCGCGTCACCGGCCTCGTCGGACCCGCCACGAAGGTCGCCAAGTGGTGGGGTGACCGCGAGGTCCGGCAGCTCCGCCACGAGGCCGCCCTGCGCGCGGAACGCCGCCGCATCGAACGGGAGGAGGAGGAAGGGCGCGTCACCGCCCTCCGCGCCGAGGTGGACTGGCTACGGCAGGAGGTCCGCCGCCTCCACGCCCTCGTCCGCTGCACCTGCGTGGACACCGCCCCCCTACGCGCCGCCCGCCACCCATCCCAGCCCGTTCCCCTCCCCCGCACCGCCGGGCGGCCCGCAACCCACCGCGCCTCCTGACCGTCCGCCGGTAGCGTCCCCACCTATGGGTGCCCGGCTGTCCTCGCTCCGCGACCCGGCAGTCCTCGTCCTCGGCGCCCTCGCCACCCACCGCATCACCCGGCTCATCACCACCGACGAGGTGACCCGGCCGTGGCGGGAGCGGGTGGAGCAGACCGACCCGGAGGGCCGCCTGGCCTACTTCGTCACCTGCCCCTGGTGCGTGTCCATGTGGGCTGGCGCCGGATGGGCCGCCCTCACCGTCGCCGCCCCGACCGTCGCAGCGGCCGCCGGAGCCGCCCTCGCCTGGTCATCCGTGACCGGCCTCCTCGCATCGGCGGAGTGACCCGTGGCCCGACCCAAGCTCCTCGACCTGTTCCGCCCGCCCGCCCCCGAGGCCCCCCCGACACTGACGGCGGCCGTGTTCGCCCGCACCAAAACCCTCACCGCCGCCGCCCGCCAGATCACCCCCGAACTGGGCGCCAAGATCGCCAAGGGCAGCCGCACCCGCGCCTGGCAGGACGCCGCCTTCGTGTACGAGCGGGCCCTCCCGGAGGTCGGCTACGTCATCCGCTTCCTCGCCCACAACTCGGCGCACATCCGCCTCACCGCCGCCGACCGGCCCCGCGGCGCCGACCAGGTGGTGGAGCTGGACGAGGACTACGGCCTGATCCGCTCCGAGGACGGCACCACCGTCACCCGCGACCCCGACGCCCTCCCCGAGGACCTCGTGGAGGCCGCCCGCGATGCCCTCGCTGTCCTCACTGGCTCCGCCCCCTCCGGCGGTGGGTCCGCGATCCTCGCCCCCCTCGTCGCCAACTTCGAGCTCGCCGGGGAGGCGTGGCTGGTCGGCACCTACGACCCGGACAGCGACCGCGAATCGTGGGGCATCTACTCCAAGTCCGAAGTCAGATTCCAGGACGGCCGCCTGCCCACCATGGACCCGGACGGGCCGCCCGGCTACTACCGGCTGGTCACCGGGGAGGGCAAGGACTCCGAGGCCCAAGACCTCGACCCGGCCTACACCACCGTGCACCGCATGTGGACCGCCGACACCCAATGGTCAGCGGAACCGTCCTCCCCGATGCGATCCCTCGCCGGAGTCTGCGAACGGCTGCTGCTGATCGAGCGCGCCACCGACGCCGCCCTGCGGTCCCGCGCCGCCGGAAACGGCTTCATGCTCGTCCCCGACGAGCTGTCCCCCCCGCCCAACACCGACGACGAGGCCGACGAGGAAGCCGACGAGTTCCAGGCCGACCTCACCACCCAGCTCATCACCCCCCTCTCCCAGGACGGCTCCGCCGCCTCCGTCGTCCCCGGTGTCCTCCGCGGCCCCGCCGAATACCTCGACAAAATCCGGCACCTCACCGTCGACCGGCCGATGGACGAGAAGCTGGCCGCCCTCGAAACCCGGCTGCTGGCCCGCCTCGGCATCGGCCTCGACGTGCCCCCCGAGGTCATCACCGGCTACGCCGACGTGAACCACTGGAACGTGTGGCAGGTGGACTCCGACACCTTCAAGCACCACCAGGAGCCCATCACCATCAACGGCTGCGAGGCCCTCACCCTCGCTTACATGCGGTCCCGGCTGCAGACAGCCGTGGACCTGGGTGTCGCATCCTGGACCACCGAGCAGATCGAGCGCGTCGTCATCGGCTACGACGCCGCCTCCCTCGTCACCCCCCCCGACCAGCGGGAAGCCGCCAACAACGCCTACGACCGCGGCACCATCTCCGGCAAAGCCCACCGCCGCATCCTCGGCTTCGACGAGTCCGACGCCCCCGAGGAGGCGCAGGCCGCCCCCGACGAGGCCATCGGCACCACCGGCATGTCCGCCGCCCTCCTCGCCCAGGTGGCGGTGATCGCCGGGAACCTGCTGCGCGCCGGATACGAACCGGACAGCGTCGGCGCCGCCCTCGGCCTCGACCTGCCGCACACCGGCATCGTGCCCGGCGCCACCCCCGCCGGGCCGCCCGGCACCGTCGGCAACGAGCAGCCCGCGATCACCGCCGCCGCCCCCGACCCGCCCGCCCCCGTCACCGACCGGTCCCGCCGCCTATCCCGCCGCCTCCTCGACATTGATCGGCAGCTCCGGGAACGCCTCACCACCGCCGCCGACGCCGCCCTCAACCGGGCCCTCGAACGGGCTGGGAACCGGCTCCGCTCCAAAGCCAACGGCAACCCGGAGGCCCGCACCGCCTCCGCCGGGGTGCCCGGTGAACGGGTGGCCGCCGTCATGGGCCGCACCCTCGTCGCCGCCCTCGGCGCCGAGGAGCAGGAGCTACTCGCGGAGGCATTCGAACGGTTCCGCGGCCAGTACACCGAGTGGACGCTGGCCGCCGCCGAGGAGGCAATGGACACGGCCGCCGAACTGACCGGGCTGCGCCGCGACGACCCGACCGTGATGCGGGCCGTCGCCTCCCTCCGCGACACCTTCGCCGACGCCGTGGAGCTGTCCTGGCCCGCCCTCGAAGGGGAGCTGCTGACCGTCGCGGAGGGCGCCCTCTACGAACCCGACCTGAGCCTGCCCGACCGCGGTGAGGTGCCCGCGACCCGCGTCCCTCCCGGTGTGCTGCGCTCCGCCCTCGCCGTCGCCGGAGGTCTCGCCTCCGACGCCACCGGCCTCCCCCCGCTGTCCGGCCTCACCTCCGGTCGCCTCCTCCAGACGTTCCTCGCCGACCGCAACGTGGTCGCCCACGAGAATGAGTGGGCGTACGGCATCTCCTCCCGCCCCTTCAAGCCGCACCGCGACCTCGACGGCCAGGTATTCACCTCCTGGGATGACCCGGTGCTCGCCACCCCCACGGAGGCCAACTGGATCGGCCGCAGCATGGCGCCCGGCGACCACAAGGGCTGCCACTGCGACTACATGCCCATCTACTCCGACGGCGCCCGCGCCCGCGCCGAACTGGACGAGCTGGGCCGCGCCGCCTACCGGGAGCAGAAGCCCGACCAGCTCGTTCCCGGCTGGACCGCCACCGTGGACCCGCGGATCAGTTCCCACGACAACCGGATGCCCGACCTGAGGCGCCCCGTCGCCGCCGAACCCGTCGCCCCGCCCACCGCCCTCGCCGAGGACTCCGCGCGGACCCGCTCCGCCCTGGAACGGCGCGCCGCCGAACAGACCGCCGCCACCGCCACCGCGGGCACCTTCGACCAGGTGAGAGCCGCGAACCGGGTGATCGAACTGACCCGCATCGATGAGGCCCGCGACCGGGCCGACCTCCTCGGCCAGCGCATCCCGCTTCTCGTCACCCGCACCATCACCGGCGAGAAAACCCACTTCGTGGAGATTGACGAGGACAACCACCACGCCTGGAGATCGCTGTGCAACTCGGAGACCCCGCGTAACACCTACATCGGGCCCGGCGACGACCCCGTCAAAGCCACCTGCCGCCGCTGCGAGGCGTCCGCTGCGAAACGGGCCCGCGAGCAGCCCCCGCCGCCCGCCCCCGGCGTGCCCGCGGCGCCGGAGCGGGAACTGACCCGCGTGGGCGGCCGCAAACCCACCCCCGAGATCCTCGATGAGGTGCGCTACTCCATGGAGGTCATGGAGGACTCGGGGGAGGCGCACGGCCTGGGCATCCGCGACGGCGAGATCTACATCAGCGACGCCCACACCGCCCGCCGGACCCTCCAGGACCGCGCCAGCATCTACGAGGACGAGCTGGCCTACTCCAACTACATGGACCGGGAGCAGAAGGCCACCGCCCGCCGACGGCTCAACGCCCTCAAGGCCCTCATCAACCGCATCCCCGACGTGTGACACCGAGGAGACACCCGTGAAGCGACCCACCCTGTACGCCCGCTGGGCCGACGACGGCAACCTTCTGGCGCTCATCGCCACCGCCCCCGTCGTGGAGGAGGAGCCGCAGGCCCCGCCGCCCGCCGAACGCACCCCCCTGGACGACACGGACCTGCCCGACCCGGAGGGCGGGGTGCGGTGGCGCATGCCCATCTTCGTGCTGGAGGGCTGGGAGACCTCCGACGGCCGCCTCATCGAGGCAGGCTCTCTCGGCCGCCGCGACCTGCCGCAGTCCCTCATGGCGATGGTCCGCAACCCGGACGGCGGCTGGGGACATGACGCCGCCCTCGTCGCCGGGCGCATCGACCGCATGGAACGGTACGACGCCTCCGCCGTCATCAACCGGGAAACCGGGCAGCCGTTCGGGGACGGCGTGTGGGCGTGGTCCGCGGAGGGCTGGCTGATCCCCAACGCCGACCAGCCCGGCTCGCAGGCCACCCTCGACTACGTGCGCAGCAAATCGCTGCGCGGCGTGTCCGTGGACATGGGCGAGGTCGAAGCCGACATCGAAGTCCTGGAGGAGGACGAGGACGGCTTCCCCGAGAAGGTGCGGATGCGGATCACGCAGGGCTCCATCGGCCAGGCCACCATCTGCCCGTTCGCCGCGTTCCCCGGCGCCTACATCGAACTGGCGGAGGAGGAGCCCCTCACCGACGAGGAGCTGCCGCCGGTCGAGTCGGCCCGCGCCCTCACCCTCATCGCCTCCTCCCCCGTCCCGCAGGAGCCCACCGGCATCTCCCCCGTCGCCCCGCCCCGCGCCTGGTTCGAGCGGGTGGAGCAGCTCAACCCGTCCCGGCATGTGTACGTCGGCCGCCGCCCCGACGGCACCCCCACCGGGCAGGTGTGGGGCTACATCGCCGAATGGGGGGTGCCGCACTCCGGGGTACAGGACCGCTACGTGGAGGCGCCGCGCCTCGGCGACGCCGGGTACCGCACGTTCCTGTCGCAGGGCGCCGTCATGACCGAGGAAGGAGAGGAGCTGTCCTGCGGCCTCCTCACCTTCGGCGGTGGGCACCTGATGAACATGAACGCCGGGGTGGCGCCCGCCCTCGCCCACTACGACAACGCGGGCACCGCCTACGTGAAGTGCCGCGCCGGGGAGGACGACTTCGGCGTCTGGTTCGCCGGGGCGTTCTCCCCGATGCTGACCCGCGCGCAGATCGAGGACTTCGCCTCCCATCCCCTCTCCGGGGACTGGCGGGCCAACCCCGGTGACCGCAACGTGCGGCTCGTCGCCGCCCTCTCCGTCAACACCCCAGGCTTCAACATCGGCGCCAAGGCCCACATCGCCGCCTCCGGAGCGCGCGCCCTCGTCGCCGCCGGATCGGCGCCGCTGGCCCGCCGCGCCCGGCACGGCGGCACCGACGCCGCCGCCGTCGAAGCCGCCATCAACCGGGCCCTGCGTCCCGTTCTCGCCTCCGCCGCCCGGTCCTCGTTGCAGCGCCTCACCCGCCCCCGGAGCTGAACCCCCCGCTACTGTCCCCCCTGTGGGGGTGCTGCGGAAGACGATGGGGCCGCCGCTGCGTGGCCCGCTCCGCGAGGCCCGCACGGTGGACGCCGCCGCGCGCCGCTGGAAGCTCCTCCTGCTGCTGTGGCTGCTCCGCCGGGCCCTCGCCCTCACCGTGTGGTGCGCACGTCACCTGCGGCTACTCGCGGCGCTCGCGGCCCACCTCCTGCTGTGGCACTACTGGGGGGCGTGGCCGCACGCCCTCACCGTTGTCGCCCTGACCGCCTGGCTGCTGCTGCACCCCGCCTCGTTCCGCCGCTGGGTGTGGTGGCCGCTGCGCGCCGCCTGGCGCCGCCGCACCGTCTACGGCCGCTGGTGGGAGCCCCTCATGGTCCGCACCGGCCTCGCCGCCGAGGACCGCCCCGCCACCATGCCCGTCCTCCGCTCTATCCGAAGCGGTCCCGACGTGGACCTGCTCACGATCCGCCTCGCCCCCGGCCAAACCATCGAACACTGGACCGCGGCCGCCCCCGCCCTCCGCACCACCTTCGGACTCCTCGACACCCGCCCCACCACCGGCCGCCGCGACCGCGAACTGATCCTGCGGTGCATCACCGCCGACCCGCTGCGCCGCCCCCTACCGCTCCCCGCCGTGACCGCCGTGGATCTCGCCGCTATCCCCGTCGGCCGCCGCGAGGACGGGGATGTGCTGACGCTGCCGCTGTGGCGGCCCGGCCGCGGAGCCACCCACTGGCTGATCGGAGGCGAGACCGGCTCCGGGAAGGGCTCCGTGCTGTGGTCCCTCCTCGGCGGCATCGCCCCCCTCATCCACACCGGCGCCGTGCGCGTGTGGGGTGCCGACCCGAAGGGCGGCATGGAGCTGGGCGCCGCCGCCGACCTGTTCACCCGCCTCGTCTGGGGTGAGCCATCCGCCGATGAGGCGTGGCAGACACCGCTGGTCGTCTTGCTGGAGGATGCGGTGCGCGGCATGCAGTTGCGGGCCGCCCGACTCCGCGCCGCCGGGCTACGGGTCCATGTCCCCACCCCGGACGATCCGCTGACCGTGGTCGTCGTGGACGAGCTGGCCGCCCTCACCGCCTACATCACCGACCCCGCCCTGCGGAAACGGGCCGCCGACGCCCTGTCCCTCCTCCTCTCCCAGGGCCGGGCGCCCGGTGTCGCCGTCGTCGCCGCCTCCCAGGATGTGCGGAAGGAGACCGTCGGCATGCGGGACCTGTTCCCCGGCCGGATTGCGTTGCGCACCGCCGAACCGGGCATGGCCGACATGGTGCTGGGGAAGGGCGCCCGCGACCGCGGCGCCGTCACCGACCGCATCCCCACCGCCTCGCCGGGCATCGGCTACGTGGTGCTGGAGGACTCCCCGGAGCCGGTGCGGGCCCGCTTCGCCTACGCCTCCGACGGCGACCTGGTGGAGCTGTCCCGGCGGTACGCGGCGCCGCCGCTGACACCCGTCCGGGGGAGATAGACACGCCGCGCCGCGCCGCGCTGGACACCTCCTCGACTTTCCACGTTAGGTGTGTGCATAATACGGGGGACAGCACGACACCACGCCAGAAGGAGCCCCCCGATGAACGCCACGACCACCTACCTCCCCGTCACCGTCGGCAACGGCAAGGCCGTCCACCTCGGCGCCGACCGGGGCGACGGCTACGGCCCCTCCGTCGACTGCGGCGCCGTCCGCTACCGCAACATCACCACCCGCTCCATCACCCGCCAGCCCGCCGGGACCGAGGCCACCTGCACCAAGTGCCTCAAGGCCGCCGCCGCCCGCGCCGAGGAGCAGGCCCCCGCCGAGGTCGCCGCCGCTCCCAAGCGTGTCTCCGCCGCCGCCGCCGTCCGCGACGAGATCACCGCCGTTGTCGCCGAGGCGCCCGCCGCCCGCTACTACGCCTCCCGCGCCGACGGCCGCTACCGCGTCATCGACGGCGCCATCATCGACGCCGCCCCCGACGGCCTCACCCCCGGCGCCGCCTACGTCTCCACCCACGCCTCCCGCGCCAAGGCGGAGGAGCGCGCCGCGCAGCTCAACGCCGCCGAGGCCGTCTCCCCGGCCTCCTCGCTGGTGGACGTGAACGGACACCTCCCCGAGTTCGCGGAGCCGATGACCGAGGAGGAGGCTGAGGAGGTCGCCGTGGCGATCCTCGGTCCGGCCCGCCCCGCCGCCGAGCCGGTCGCCGAGCAGGTTGCTGAGAAGGCCAAGGCGGTTCGCTTCCACGGCCGCGTCCACACGCTCCTTCTCGGCCCGCTCGCCGTCCTCGACGGCCCGGCCGCCCCCGTCCTGTCCCGCCTCGCCGCCGCCAAGACCCTCACCGACGGGGGCCGGTCGATCCCGACGACCGCCGCCGACCGGGACGCCCTCCGGGCCCTCGTCGCCGACCGGCTGACGACCGAGGAGGCCGCCGCGGAGCCGACCCTGACCGTCACCGACCGCAACAGCCTCCACGCGTTCCTCCGGTCCGCGTGGATGACGGCCTGACCGCCGCCCGGCGCGCCGTCCCTCCTCCGGGGGAGACGGCGCGCCGCGCCGCGTAGGTACTAGACACGACAGGGTTAGGTGTGTGCATAATACGGGGGACAGCAACGCCCCACGCCACCGAGGAGCCCGCCATGAACGCCACCGCCACCCACACCGTCAAGGTCATCACCGTCTGCAACGGCGGCGCCAAGGCCATGCGGGCCGTCTGCTCCTGCGGCCACCTCGGCGTCCGCTTCGCCTACCTCCCCAAGACCGTTCAGGTCGCCAAGGCCAAGGCGCACGCCGAGGCTGCCTCCGCCGAGTGGGCCACCCACTCCGCCTGACCGCTGCCTACGCCGCCCGGCCTCGTGCCGGGCGGCCAGGGGAGTCGTCAGACCCCACTGTCACGATCCACGCCACGAAAGGATCTACCTCACATGACCCCCACCGTGTTCCTCGCCCTCCTCACCCACCAGACCGGCATGGGCACCGTCGGCCTGGTAGAGGGCTCCGCTGCCGTCTCCGGGCGCCCCCTCCACCTGTCCCTCCACACCGACCGGGAGGCCGCGGAGGAAGCGCTGGAGGCCGCGATGCGCCAGGAGTGGGACCACCCCGCCCTCGGCCACGCCGGGCTGTCCTACTCCTTCGGCCCGTCCGCCGACTGGAAGCCCGCCAGCCTGTGGCGGGAGGCCCACTCTCAGGGCTACTGCGGCACCGTCACCGAGGAGCCCGTGGAGCTGTCCGAGTGAGGGCGCCCTGCCGGGTGTGCTGGCGCTCCTCCGCCCTCACCCGGCGGGGACTCGTCTGGTGGCACCGCGCCCCCGTTGCACTGCCGGACGGGCGCCGCCCCCGCTGTCTCGGCGCCGGGCACCCGCCCCTCGGGCAGCCCGGCCCGGAGTGGGACCTGCTGCCTGCGGTGCTCCGCGCCCGGCTGCGGCTCCTCGCCACCGAGCACCCCGGAGGCACCGTCTACCTGCTGCACTTCGACCAGCCGTTCGGGCACGCCCGGCACTACATGGGGTGGGCATCGGATGGCAATCTGGAGCGGCGCCTCGCGCACCACGCCTCCGGGACCGGCGCCAACCTGCTGCGACATGTCGGCAAGGCGGGCATCGGCTGGGAGCTGGTCCGCACCTGGGCGGGCGACCGGAGCCTGGAGCGCCGCATGAAGGCCCGCGGTCACGCCCGCGCCTGCCCCGTGTGCCGTCCCGGACTGGAGGGGACGCTGCTACGGCGAGCCCGCCCCCCGCTCTGTCAGTAGGTGTGTGCATAATAGGGGGGACAGCACACCCCCACGTCAACAGGAGGACCCCATGACCCGCTCCATCCGCGCCTACCAGGCAGCCGCCCGCTGCGACGCCGAAGCCGCCCGCCTCACCGCCGCCGCCGACCGCGCCGACGACCTCCGCGGCCCCGGCCTCTCCGGCGAGCTGCGGGCCCACGCCGCCACCTATCTCGCCACCGCCGCCGACTGGCGCCGCATCGCCGCCGAGGAGGGCGCGAAGGAACGCGCCGCCCGTGTCCGCTGCTGGTGCGGCCGGACCGTCTCCCACAACGGCTACGAGTGCGCCGAGCACGACGACCCGCAGCCCACCTGCGGACAGTCCGAGGGCCCCCACTTCACCGACTGCTTCGTCTGACGCCCTCCGTGGCCGCCAGGCCCTGACCCCGCCCGGCGCCCGCGGAGGACGGCCGACCGCCGCCCTACCCCACGCCGACGAGAGGACCCCGATGGACCACCGCCCCAACGTCACCCCCGCCGACTGCAAGCTGATCGGCGCCGGGGACGGCTCTGTGCTGGTGTACTGCCAGCCCTGCCGGGCCTGCCTGTGCCCGAGCGCCACCACCCTCAACGCCGCCCTCGGCTTCTGGGAGGAGCACGCCACCTCGGACACCCACATGGTGGAGGTGTGTGGGCTGTGCGGCCGGGCGCCCGCCGAGGGGGAGCAGCACCGGCTCCTCTACGCCGTCGGCCAGACCGGGGAGGACGCCGAGGAAGTGTGCGTCGGCCCGGACCGGCGGCAGCTCGCCTACGCCGACGTGCCGGACATCCCCAACCCGTGGATCGTGGACGGCCCCGTCCCTGACCCGCCCTTCTGATCCCGCAACTCAGCACGCCACCTCCGGCCGCTGTCCTACGGTCCTCCGTAGAGCAGCGGCCGGAGCCACCTAGTGGGCCGACCGTCGCCCCGGAGGCCAAGCCCTGGGGACAGCTCAGACCGCGTGATCCGTCCGCGACCTCTGACGACGCCCAGGAGGGCCCACCCATGTACTGCACCCGCACCGCCACCCCCCGCGCCGCCTTCGCCGCGGACGGCCGCCTGCTCGCCCTCATCGCCGACGGCGAGGACACCCCCGACCCGCTGGCGTTCCTCGACGTAGAGGAGGGCCAGCCCCTCCCCACCCGCGACCAGATCACCGAGGCCCTCACCGGGCTGTCCGCCGACGAGCTGGCCGCCGTCATCGACGCCGCCGTCGCGGAGGGCCAGGCCATCGGCGCCTCCGACGACCCGATCACCCCCGAGGTGCTGGCCCGCATCAACGCCCTCGCCGACGCCCGCGAGGTCGCCGAGGAGCGGCAGGGTGCTATCGCCGCCGAGGCGGAGGAGGCGCAGCGGCAGCGTGACGAGGCCCTGGCCCGCCTCGCCCCCCGCTCCGAGGACGGCCCGGAGGACGACGAGGAAGGCGACGAGGGCACCGGAGACGGCTCGGACGGTGAGGGTGAGGGCGACAGCCAGCCCGCCGGTTCGCAGGCCGCCCCTGAGCCCGTCGCGGCCTCCGCGGGCCAGCGTCGCCGTGTGCAGGCCGCCGGGCGGCCCGGAGCTGTCCCCTCCTCCTCCACCTCGACCCGCAACCGCGCCGCCAACTCGGCCGGGGGAGAGCCCGCCGGGTTCGTCGCCCCCCGCGCCACCGCCACCCTCGTCGCCTCCGCCGGGAACCAGCGCGCCGGGCTGGAGGTGGGGGCGACCATCGCCACCGCCGACCAGCTCGGGGAGGCCATCAACCTTCGCCGCCACGCCCTCCGCAACACCAGCGGAGGCGACGGCGAGCAGGTGCCCGTCGCCTCGCTGCGAACCTCCTACCCGGCGGAGCGCTTCCTCGGTGACGATGCCGCGCAGAACACGCAGCTCATCGACGCCGCCACCGACCAGGCCACCCTCGTCGCCTCGGCGCAGGCCGCCCTCGCCAACGGCGCGATCGTCGCCGCCGGGGGGCTGTGCGCCCCCCTCAACCTCGACTACGACGTGCCCGTGCTCGGCTCCGTCGCCCGCCCCGTCCGCGACGCCCTCACCAACTTCGGTGTCCAGGGCCAGGGTGGGGGAGGTATCCGCTGGCGGCAGCACGTCTCCTTCGGCGACTTCGCCGGGGCCACCGGTATCTGGACCCTCGCCGACGACGCCGCCGTCACCGGCGACCCGGACACCGAGCCCAAGGTCAAACCGTGCATCGACGTGGAGTGCCCCGACGACGCCGAGGCGTACGTGGAGGCCATCACCATGTGCATGACCTTCTCCAACATGACGGCCCGCTTCGACCCGCAGGCCACCGCCGCCAACGTGCAGGCATCCCAGATCGCGCACGCCCGGCTGACGGAGAACCGTCTGCTCACCCAGATCGCCGCTCTGTCCACCACCGTCACCGCCGGGGTGGTCGTGTCCGCGATCCGGGACGAGCTGCTCGCCACGGACCGGCTGATCGCCGCGTTCCGCAACTTCTACCGCCTGGACGAGGCCATCGCCCTCCGCGCCGTCAAGCCCATCTGGTGGCGTGACGCGATCCGCGCCGACCTGATGCTGGGCGCCGGGGTGGGGTCGGGCACGGACATCCGGGAGGCGTTCGCCGTCGCCAACGCCACCATCAACTCCTGGTTCGCCGCCCGCAACATCAACATCACCTGGCACCTGGACGGCCGCCCCGCGACCGTCGCCGGGGGCTCCGAGGTGACGATGGCCAACCAGTTCTACGCCGCCCTCACCGACAACGCGGCCGTGCCCGACTTCCCCGCCCAGGTGGAGACCCTGCTGTGGCGCGAAGGGGACATGCTGCACCTCGACGGCGGCAGCATGGACCTGGGTGTCGTCCGCGACTCCTCCCTCAACCAGGTCAACCGCTACAAGCAGTTCTCCGAGACCTTTGAGGGTGTCGCCCACCGCGGCGTCGAAGCTGTCCGGCTGGTCACCGACCTCCAGCCGACCGGCATGACCGCGGGCACCGCCGACACGGCGGCCATCCTCGCCGCCTGACAGGTACGCCCGGCGCCAGCTCTCGACCCCCGCTGGCTGGCGCCGGGTTCCCTGACAGGCATCCCGACCGCGAGGAGCACCCATGACCGTCACCGTCACCGCCCCCCCGGCGGCCGCCCCCCCGCATTCGCTCCTCCGCGCCGCCATCACCAACCGCGACGACGACGCGGGCGGTGAGTGGGTGCGCGGCCTCCAGTACGTGTCGGAGACCTGCGGTGGCTACCGGGCCCTCTCCGACTGCACCGCCGAGGAGCTGGACCAGGGCGCCGCCGCAGGCGTCGCCGACGCTGTCGTGTACCGGCCGTGGGACCTCCAGGTGCAGGACCCCTGCCCCACCACCTTCGGCTACCAGGAGGCGGAGGTGACGGCCCGGCTACGCCGCGCCGCCGACTCCATCGAGTCCTACGCCATCGCCCGCGAGCTGTGGACCGGGGAGCTGTCCGAGCAGGAAGCCGCCGCCATCGGCGGGGGCGCCGAACCCAACCTGTACCTCGCCAAGGACCCCACCGTCCTCGGCTCCGGGCCCGTCTCCCCCCGGCGCGGCCTCGGCCTCCTCCAGAAAGCAGCCGGGGACGCCTTCCACGGCCAGCAGGTGTTCCTCCACATCGCCCGCGACGCCATCACCATGTTCGGTCCCGACCTGGCGAAGGTGGGGAACCTCCTCTACACCAACCTGGACAATGTGGTGGTGGCCGACGCCGGATATCCGGGCACCCCCCCGGAGGGCACCTCCGCCGCCGCCAACGTGTCGTGGATGTACGCCACCGGGCCCGTCGTGGTCCGCCGCAGCCCCCTCGTCCTCGACTCCGCCAACGACGCGGAGGTCATCGACACCCGCACCAACACCATCCGCCGGACCGCAGGGAAACGCGTGGCGGCCACGTTCGACACCTGTGCGTACTTCGCCGTCCCCATCACCCTGAGCTGAGGAGCCCCCTGTGACCACGCCCACCCCTGTCCGCAAGTCCGGCAGTGTGTTCGCCCTCGGTGGGCGCTTCACCCGCATCGCCTCCAACGGCGCCCCCGTTGTCGGCCCCGACAACGCGTACGTGTCGGACAACCTCGTCAAGCTCGACTACACCCTGGAGTACCGGGACGGCACCGAGGTCGAACGCCTCAACGGCCAAGGCAAGGCGTGCCTGTACTACTCGTCGCCGCCGACCGTGAAGCGTCTCGTCATCGACTCCCTGGAGTTGTGCTACCCCGACCCGGAGCTGGAGGAGATGCTGGGCGGGGGGGATGTGCTGCTGGACGAGGACGGCCGCCCCATCGGCCACGCCGCCCCCGAGGTCGGCTCCGATCCCGTCCCCAACGGGATCGGCGTGGAGCTGTGGTCCTCTGCGATCACCGACGACGGGGTGGACGACGAGCTGCCCTACATCTGGTGGACGCTGCCCCGGCTGTACCTCAAGCCGTCCGGTGTCTCCATCTCCGCCGATCCGATGGCCGCCGCGTTCGAGGGTCAGGGCAACCAGAACCCCAACTGGGGCAACGGGCCCCTGAACGACTGGGAGTGGGAGTCCGGCCGTGTCGTGCAGCGCGTCCGGCAGGCCACCATGCCCGACCTGTCCGCCAACGGCTTCATCGCGGTCCCGGCCGCCGTCTGACCGTGGTCGCCCCGTGGACGGACCTCGACGCCATCCCCGCCCCGGTGCCGGAGCTGGGTGGCGCAGAGGAGTGGGTGCCGGTCATCGCCCTCGCCTCCGAGGTGCTGTGGGCGCTGTCCGGCCGCCGCTGGGGTGGCATCACCACGCGCACCGTAGAGGTGGTGGCGCCCGCGCCCGGTGACCCCATCCCCTCCGGCTGGGACCTGACCTGGGGCACGGCCATGCACCCGGCCGTCGTGGACGGCCAGATCATCAACCACGGCTGCTGCGCCGCCCCCACCGAGGTCCGGCTGCCCGGCTCCCCGGTCGCCGTCTCCGAAGTGTCCCACCGGGAGGCGGTCCGCGACCCGGACACCTACGACCTGCGCGGCCCCTACCTGCGGGACCTCACCGGCACCGGCTGGCCCGTCTGCGAGCCCGGCATCGTCGTCACCTACACCTCCGGGCAGGAGCCGCCCGACGGGGGCCGCCTCGCCGCCGCCCTCCTCGCCCGCGAATACGCCCTGTCCGCCCTCGGCCAGCCGTGCGCCCTCCCCGCCAACGTCACCTCCGTCACCCGGCAAGGCATCACGCAGACCTTCGTCCCCGCCTCCCAGATCATCGCCCTCGGACAGACGGGTCTGGTGCCGGTGGACTCGTGGCTCGCTACCGTCAACCCCGCGAAGCTCACCCGCCGGGCCCGCGCATGGTCCCCGGACACCTCGCCCCGCACCTACCGGAGGACAGCACCGTGATCCTGCTCCTGGGCCTACTGGCCCTCCTGGCGTTGCCGCTGCGCGCCGTCTACGACCCGTTCGCCCCGGCCGCCCCCGGCTTCCCCGACAAGCGTCTGCGCCGCGCCGGGCTGGATGACGAGACGATGCAACGTCTCCGCGACGAGTACGCGGGCATGGACCGCGACGACCAGCGCCAGTTCATGCGTTTCGTGTCCCGCAACCCGGACCGCTCCATCGCCGCCCGCTACCAGGGCCGCCGATCCCGCGAGGACCTGGAGCACATGACGGTGGACGATGAGCTGATCCCGCTGCTGCGGGAACGCCGCCTGTCCACGCAGGGCCGCAAAGCGGAACTCATCGAACGGCTCCTCGCCTCCTACGACGCCCCGAGCGGTGCCCTAAGCGCCGACAAGCCACCCGCCCGGCCGGACACCCCCGACGAGGGCCCGGAGGCCGGGAGGAGCAGCGACACGGCCGGGAATGACACCCCGGACGCGGGACAGCCCGCAACCCCGGCGCCCGCTACGCCGTCCGCGCCCGCCTCGGCGCCGTCCACGCAGGCGCCCGGCCCGCAGACCCCGGACGCCGAACCGGCTCCGGCCACCCCCGCCTCGGCGGACACCACCACCAAGGAGGCCCCCCGTGGCTGACAGCGACGACAAGTACACCGTCAAGGAAATCTCCAACGACCCCGCCGACTACATCACCGGCCCCCGCCGCGGAGAGGCCAACCGCACCCACGGCGGCACCACCCGCGACGGCGCCGTGCAGGTCCTCGTCGTAGAGGGCGCCGGAGACACCTCCAGCAAGTGAGCGAACTCGCCCGCCTGCCCGGAGTCGGGGCGGCGGCCCC